CGCCGCCGCGAGCGCCGCCTGCGACTCCAGCAGCGCGCGGGCGAGTTCCGGCGCGGCGGTGCGGTACTCCGCGATCAGGGCGCGATCTGCCTCGTTCGGTGGCTCGCCCTGTTCCGGGTAGTATTGCTCGCTGTTGCCGAAGTGGCAGACGGCAGCGCCGCCCGCCACGAAGCCGCCGACGTTCTGAGCGTTGTATTCGTACGTGCCTCGCTTGGGGTCCCAGCGCCACGGCCCTTGGGTCGCCTGCTTGTCGAGGTCGAGCACGCGGCGGGCGGTTTCGGTCGGGTCACTCATGGTCGGACTCCTTCGCCCGGCGCGCGGGCTTCTTCACCTTGGTCGGTTTCGGTTCGTCGTCCCACGGCGGCAGCGGCGGGTCGGCCTCGATGTCGTACTTGAACGTCACGGTGAACTCGCCCGGATCCATCCGGCAGACCGTCTTCGTCGCCTCTGCCGTGCGCCCGAAACCAGCGGTGTAGCCGTTCAGGAACGCAGCCACGGTGTCGACGTACGGGACGTGTGAGGTGTTGTCGTCGACGAGGATGGAGATCGTCGCCTTGAACTTGATGCGCTTGGCCATGGTCAGGACCCCTTCGGGGCGAGGGCGGCGTCGGCTTTGTCGATGGCGGCCAGTGCGAGGGACTTGTAGTCCGGGACGGGGACTCGACCGCCGCTGACGACAAGCACGTCCAGCACGCTGTCGAGCGCCGTCCGCAACCGCGCGATCTCCAGGTTCGCGGCGTCGAGTCGCGCGGCGGGGACGTAGGGCGTCGCGTCGTCGCGCGGCGTGGCGAAGACCAGCGGCTGCTCGTCCGGCGCTCCATCGTTGCGCGTCAGGTCGGGCGTGTAGACGTACAGCATCGGCAGGTCGTTCATCGGCCACCTCGGGCGGCGCGCTGCCGCAGTTCGGCTTCAAGCTCCGCACACGCTTCGTCCAACCGCTTGCGGGCGTGCGACCCGAACGACTCCCCGCCGTTGTCGAGGTACAGCCCCTCGTCCCCGTTGGCGGGCGCGCCGCCGATCAGGCCCGCTGCGTGCCGCGCGACCCGTGCCCGTGCCTCTGCCTTCGTCACGGCTCCCTCCCGACCGGCGCCAGCATCTTCGCGACCGTCTCGCCCGCGTCCTCGCCGGGGCGGAGGCACAGCGTCACGCAGACCGCAGCCCCGTGCGTCTCGGCCTCCCACCCGTCGCGGAACGGATGCGCCCGCTGCCCGTCGGCACGCAGGGCGTCGCCCTTCGCGTCGAACTTGACCGCCGCGACCGTCGGCGCTGCGGCGACCTCGCCCGCAAGCGGCACGCGGGTCCAGCCGTACGGGACGCCGCAGCACTTCTCGCCACCGCAGCACGGCGCGGACAGGTGCCCCCTAACGTCCGTGTGCGTTGCGCTCGCCATGCACCCACGCGCGACGCAGCGGTCGACCGGCGCGGCCTCGGCGGGCTTCTCGGCGGCGGCGGCGGCGGCGGCGGCGAGCAGGGCGTCGGCTTCGTCCAGCATCTTGAGCGCCGCCCGTCGTGGCGCCGTCTCGCTGTCCGGGATGCTCTCGTACACGGCGTCGCTGATCAGCCGGATCGCCTTCAGCACGTTGGGGTCGGTCATTTTTCCTCCAGAATCGCGAGCACGCGCCGGGCGGCGGGCTGCATCGGGTGCTTGTTGTCGGCGGACAGGATCGCGAGCACGGGCGCCAGTTCACGCACCGCGTCCGCGAGGTCGAGCAGGGCGGGCAGCGCGTTCACGGCGGCGTACATGAGCAGGTCGTGCGCGTGGTCCCACCTATCGAACCGGGCGTCACGGTCGCCGTCGCCCTCGATCGCCTCGCGCAGTCGCTTTTCTTCCGCCAGCAGCGCCCGGAGCGCCTTCAGGTCGATGCTCATTCGCCCCTCCCGATCTTCGCGAGCGCCGCCAGGGACGCGCGCTCTTCGTCAGAAATCATCCACTTCGACCCGACCCTGCTCCCGGTATCGGTCTGCATGCTCAACGAGATGGCGAGGTGGGCCAGCAGGCTCGCCACCCCCGGCACCGCCAGCGCGTCCAGCGCGTCCGCCGCCGTCGCGTGGTGGGCGGACTCCGCTCGCGCCTCGTCTGCGAAATAGATGCCTTCGTGAACCGCGATCCGATGAATGGAATCCTCCGACCGGACGCGTTCTCGGTGCCACTTCGCCGCGCTCACGGCGCACCGCCTTCCGTCGCGGCGATCGCGGAGAGGGCCTGATCGAGCGCCCGGTTGAACGGCACCACGTTCCCGTGAAACGCGTCCGGCAGGTACAGCGCCTCCACCCGCGCCCGGATCGCCGCCCGCTCGGCAGCGACCGCCGCCGCCACCGCCGCGTCAAGGGCGCTGGTGCCGCCGATCATCGGGCATCCCTCAATGTGCCAGTCCGCCGACGGGTCGGTCGTGAATCGGCTGCACTGCCGGCATTCGTGCCGGGACCACTTCGGCCACACCTCGATCGCCGCAGCCTCCAGCGCCGCCACCCGCGCGCGCAGCGTCTCGATTTCTTTCGTCCATTCGTTGGTCATCGCATCCCTCGTCCGGGGCGGAAGCGCCCTCTGCGTCGAAAGGCCCGCTGGTTTCCCAGCGAGCCGATCGAGCGATGCGGGTTGTAGCGGACGGCTTGACGCCTGTCAAGGACAGTCAAGCGAGTGCGGGATCGGCAACCTTGCCGTGGTGCTCCATGTGGTGCTTGAAGCAGAGCCAACGGACGACCAGTGGTCGACGGTAGTCGTCGTGGTGCCCCTGCACCCGCTTGGTCGTGCCGCAGACCTCGCATGGACCGCGAACGAGGCGCCCGTCTCGGACGGCGTTGGCGACTGCGATTCGGGCGCGGTATTTTCCGGGGAACCGCTTCCGGGACTCTGCCTGGTACTTGACTTGGTTCGCCCTGCGCTCCGCACTTTTTTGTCGGTCGCGGTCGCGCCGCTTCCGATCAGGAGACTGGTTCCGCATCTTTTCGTAGCGCCTGTAATGGCCGATGTTGTCGCGGTAGTTCTTGGACACGTCGCGCTTTGTGCATGTCTTGCACTTGCCGAGGTGGCCGTCGGCCATCATCTTGTGCCTGTAGAAATCATCCAGCGGCTTCCGGCGATCGCACTTGAAGCAAACTTTTGTCGGCGTCATGCGTGCGATTCTGCCGGAGCCGCTTCTGAAGGTCAATGCCTAGAAGGGGACTCCTCCGTCGTCGTCCGCCATCGGATCGGGTCGCCCCATCGGCAGCGCGCGTCGCCCGTCGTCCTCCTTGCGCTGCGCGAACTCCGACGCGTCCTTGCCCTGCCGCTCCAGTTCGTTGACGTACGCCGCCAGTTCCGCGCGCGACTTGTCGTGCCAGCGCGACTTGGACTCGTCCGCCAGCGACCGCAGCGCCGCCCCGGCGTAGTAACGCAGGTCGTTTTCCGACGCGCCGTGGATCGGTTCGTTCTTGCTCTTGCCGAAGTTCGGGAACGTCCCCGCCCCGCCACCGGACGCCTTGGGCGCTGCGTTCTGCGTCGGCGTCTCCCACACGCCGGGGAAGGCGGCGGCAAGCGACTCTGCCTCCTGCCAGGTGCGCCGCACGTCCGGGGAGACGGACTGCGAGTGGATCGCGATTGCTGCCTTCTGGACGAACTCTGACCGGGTCACTTCGCACCTGCCTTCTTGAGTGCGTCACGCTTGGCGACCAGCGCGGACGCGAGGTTGTCGTACGTCTCCTTCGGCATGGCGTTCGTCGTGCGCGCCTTCGCCGCCTTCAGGTCGTCCGCGATGTCCTTGTAGTCGTCGGGCGACTCCATGCCCTCGATCCGCTCGCGCAGCAGGTCGGCTTCCGGCGACGACGCGGCGGGCGTCTCCACGACGACGGGCGCGACCTTCACCTCGACCGGCGCTTCCTCCGACTGCTGGATCGCCGCGAACTCCTGCGCGGCGCCTTCGCTGGCGAACTCCACCTCGATCGTCTGCGCGCTGGGCGGCAGCATCGACTCCGACGACGACTTCGCCTTCTTCTGCGGCGTCACGTCAATCTCGTTGCGCTCGTCCGTCTCGATCGCGTCCGCGAGGTCGGCGGAAAGCGGCGCCGTCTTGAGTGCGCGACGGATCGCCGTCTTGATCGCCATGGCGTCGAAGTCCGTGACCCAGGGGCCGCTGCCGCTCGCCCGCGAACGATCACGGAACGTCAGCACCTCCGCGACGGTCAGCACCTCGAACGTCTCGCCGCCACCGACGTAGTGGACGACCGCGTAGTAGTGCGTCGGCTTGCCAGTGTGCGACTCGTCCGGTTCGTGGATGATCGACGGGTTCGTGCCGCGCACCTCCTTGAACAGGTCGCCCTTGCGCACGATGCCGACGCTGATCGACTTGATCTCGCCGGACCGGCGCGCGAGCACCAGCAGTCCCTTGTACCCGACGATCAGCGTGGCTTCCGCGACGCCCTTGTTCTTGAACGGGACGAGGTAGGAGTGGCCGAGCGGGCTGCACGGCTCCAGCCCCAACTGGATCGACTTCTGGACCGACGACCAGATCGACTCCGGGGTGCAGGCGGCGAGCTTTTCGTCGGCGTTGCAGGCGGCGACGACGATCTTCTGGATGCGCTCCGGGGTGATCTTCGCGGTCGGCGGCGCGCTCTGAGTCATCAGCGTGTGCCGTGCGGAGAGGAACTTGTCGATCTTGACGAGATTGCTCATTGGTCGTGCTCCTGTGCGTCCCGCAGGGAGACGCGAAGTGTTCTGCTGCCGTGCTTGTTGGCTTTCCACGTCACTTTTCCGACTGCCTTGCCGAAGTCGAGTCCTTCGGCCGACCCGATGACCGTGCAGAGGTCGGCTTTGATCCCGTCGCGGTGCGCGTTCGCCGCCTCGATCGCCTTGCTTGCCGCTTCGTACTGCCGCGCCAGCGCCACCAGGTCAGCGTCGCTGGTCGCCAGCATCCCCGCCGACTCCCGCGCGTGCAGGCGCTCCAGCAGGGACATGCGATCGTCTGCGGTGCCCTGCGTGGGCGGTTCGTTCCCTTCGACGTGCCGAGTCCACCAGCGGACGATGTGCTCGCGCAGTGCCTTGCCGATCGCGCGGTCCCGCTCGACCGGACGCAACTGCATGTCGTTTCCCCCAATCAAGTAACCGACCACGGCGCCCGGCAGGTCAGCGACTTCCATTCCATGTTGCACTTGCCACCAGTGCGCCCTGAACACCCCGTCCACGAAGTCGGATTCCTCTGCGGTGCGCCAAACAAGGGAATCCACGTTCTTGCACTCCAGCATCCGTCCGTCGCCCAGCAACCCGTCGAGGTTGACCAGCATCCGCTTCGTGAGCGGGTGGTAGATCGTACTCGACGGCACTGACACGGAAACGCCGAGCAAGTCCGCCGCCCACTCGCGGATGACGGGTTCCAAGCGGTTTCCTGCCTCCATTCGGTCCGTCTCCACGACTTCGCGCCCGTGAACCTTGTCGAGCCAGAGGGCAAGGGGACTGACGTACGGGTGCCTACCGACAACTGCCGCCGCATCGCTCCCGCCGATCCCCTGTCGTCGCGCCTCGCGCTGAGATTCAGTCAGCAAGGCTTCCCTCAACCATCGCGTTGAAGTCGTCGCGGTCGCGCCTGTCGATATCGGCCTGTAACGCAGCGATCTCTGCCGCCATTTCCTCCATGACGATGCGGGTGGCGTCAGGGGTCGCGTGGTACGCGCAGACGGTCATTCGCGGCAGCGTCGGCTTTCCGCAGCGCGAGTAGTTGGTGCGCTCACGGCATACGTCACTCATGCTCGCCTCCCGCGTCGGGCTTCCGAAGGGCGGCGTCTGCGATGGTATGGATGTCAACCAGCGTGTTCAGCGCGTCGCCGTCCGGGTCGCCCGCAGCGTTGTCCTTGGTCATCGACACGATCGCGGACAGCGACGCCCTGAGCCGCGCGTTCTCTTCGTGCGCCACGCGCTCCGATTCCAGCGCGTCGTCCAGCGCCCGGCGCGTCGCGGCGAGGTCTTCGATCGCGTCGGCGGCGCGGGTGAAAAGCGTCTTCGCAACAGCGTCGACCTCACGCGCCGCATCGAAGTCGGTGTCTTTCTTTTGCTCGACGCCAAACGCGGACATGGGCGCGATGTGGCCGTAGTACGGGTCGCAACTGCCTTCGCTTGCCAGCACCCGCAGAACCTCCGCGTCAGTCACGGGAAGCCTCCGTCGCATCCGCCAGCGCGTCGCTGGGCGTCGGTCCGTCGTACTCGTCGTCGTTGTCCATGTCCGCCGCGAAGTCAGCGTCAGCGGTCGCGGGGTCAAACAGCGCGCTCTGCGGGCACCACTTGCGGTGGAGTCCGTTCATCGACCAGCAATCTTCGCATCGCGTCATTTCGTCCCTCGTCTGCCGGAAGTGGCAGTTCTACGTCGAAAGGCCCGCCCCTTGCGAGGGCGGGCCGATCGAGCGCAGTGCGTGAGCGATTACCCGTACCCGTACCCGTCCCCGTCCCCGGACCCGGACCCGTACCCGTACCCGTCCCCGTACCCGTCCCCGTCCCCGGACCCGGACCCGGACCCGTACCCGTACCCGTACCCGTACCCGTCCCCGTCCCCGGACCCGGACCCGTACCCGTACCCGTCCCCGTACCCGGACCCGTACCCGGACCCGTACCCGTACCCGGACCCGTACCCGTACCCGTCCCCGTACCCGGACCCGGACCCGTACCCGGACCCGTACAGCGATCCGCGCGCTACGACGCCCACGGTGACGCCTCGAATGCCGCGACGGCTTCCGACGTGGGAATCGCCACGGTCGTGACGCGGCGGCACTGCACCTCGGGCACGGCCGGACCGATGCGGCATGACTTCGACGGCCCGGTGACGGCGAGTCCGCCTGCACCCTTCACGTCGCTCGACCAATAGATGACCTGCCGCGCGCGGCGCAGGACGACGGTGTCCCCGCTAGTGTCGGTCGCGTAACCGAACCAGAGGTTGCGCAGTTCGGTGCCGATGATGACGGCGACTTCGGGCGTGGCGCGCGGCGTGACGCTCTTCTTGCTGCTCTTCTTCTTTGCGGTCATTCGGTGACTCCATCCGTCGTGATTGACGGTGGACGGGCTTGTAGCGCATGACTTGACAGCCGTCAAGCGCCGTGGCAGAACCCGTCCCCATGAGCCGATCACTCGACAAGTCGCCCGAAGGAACCCACCGCAAGACGGTCGTCGCTGCTGGCGCCCGCCTGCTCGCCTACTGCGCCGAACGCGGCCTGACCAAGGCCGAACTGGCTGAGAAGTTGGGCGTGCATCCGTCCGCCTGCTCTCGCTGGTTCACCGGACAGCGGTCGCCGTATCCTGACCTGCGCGCCGCGATTGAGCGCGAGACGGGCATCCCGGCGACCGCCTGGCGGACCGACTCCGAAGTCCGTCGCGCGCGGCGGCAAGCGAAGAAGGCAACGCCGTGAAGCCGCTGGCGTGGCCGTTCGTGGCGACCGTTCTGCTGGTCGTCGGCGCTGTGGCGTGGTGCCTGTCGGTCACGCGCGGACCGATGTGCGAGTGCGGCTGTGAAGACCGTCTGCCTGACGGCGAATGTCTGGACTGCGGATTCCCCGCAGCCAAGGGAGTGAATCCATGAGTGACGAAACGATCGACGCGAACGAGGAAATCGACATTGAGTGCGCGACCTGCGCTGGCGAAGGGTCGTGGGAGAGCGACGAGTTCTCGCACCGCTCCGGGCACTACAACCGCAGTCACAAGTGCGAGGCGTGCGACGGGACGGGCACCGAAACGCTCACCCGGTACGCGGCGCTGGACCGCGAAAACGACCGGCTGATCGCTGAGAAGGAGCGCCTGCGTCGCGAGTTGAACGCCGCGCACGCGCGCATTGTGGAGTTGACCAAGGTGCTTCAGGACTTGCGGGCTGGCGGGGACAAGGGCGCTGCCACGCCTGCAATCCCCGTCAGCACGCAGGGCATGTCGTCCACGCTTCCCGACAACCTTGACAGCGCGCACGTCGGGTTCGGAGTCTGACGTGATCGACCCGAACACCACGAACGGCACGCCCGGACAGGCGATGGCGACCTACGGCGTACTGCGTTCGCCCAAGGAATCGCACAGCGTCGAGGTCGTGAAGCAGGGGCCGGGCGGTTGTCTGGTCGTCATGCAGGGCAAGATGGACGGCTGGAGTCTGTGGCGCTGCGATGCGGAGCGCGTCACGAACGACACGGTGCTGAAGCAAGTCAAGTACGCCACGTCGCGCGAGGAGTTGTTCGATGCCCCCTAGGATGACCAAGCCGTTTCGCCTGAAGACCGACACCGAAGTCGCGCGTGCGATGCGCCCATCGGTCGCCAAGAAGTCGGAGCGCGAACTGGAGAAGCAGCGGCAGGAAGAGGGGCGCGTTCGGTTGGAGGCGGCGGGATGGACCGTCCTTCGTCGCGGCGAGAATCGCGGCAAGCGGACTGACGGGCACCATCCCGGCGAGGCGGATGACGAAGCGTTCAGGCGCGGCCTCTGCATGGGACTGGAGTGGAAGCGCGACGAGAAAGAAGAACTGCGCGCCACGCAGATCGAGTGGTATCGCCTCACGTCGCACAACATCCCGTACTTCGTCGTCTGCTCTTGGGAGCACGCAGAGCACGCCGCCCTTCTTGTGACGATGGGCATCGTTCGGACGGGGGCGTACGACATGCGCTCTGGCGCTGCCGTGGTGCTCCCGTGACCCTGCGCTGGGACGAGGACTGCGAGATGTGGACGGCGTGGTTTGGTCCGGTGCTCATGGGCAGCGTCGAACGCTACGACGGGCACTCATGGCGGGCGCAGGTCACGGGCAGCGGGAAGATGGTCTTTCGGCGTCTGCGCGATGCCCAGCGGTGGGTCGAGAAGCGCGCGGAGGACACATGCTCGGCGTGAACCTGGTGAAGCGAGAACCGATCTACTACACGACGCCGGAAGACAAGGCGCTGCTGACCTACCACGCGGTCTACTGCGTCGCGTGCGGCAACGTCATCGGACGCCTGCCTTTCGCCGCGACCGACCGCGACAAGGCCACCCGCGTGAAGGTCTTTCGTGCGGGGCACTTCCGCGAGTGCTCCGAGGCGCCGCGTGGCGAGTGGGCGCCTGACGGCATGGGGCATTGGGTCCGCAAGGCGCGTCGGTCGGAGCGTGGCCAATCGTCCGTCGTCGGCATGGTCGAGCAGCGCGGCGTCGCGTGGCGCTGGATGGTGCGCGCAGGCGTCGGACTAAAGCGTCAGGACAGCGGCTACAAGGACACGCAGGGGCAGGCGATGGCGGCAGCGGACGAGTGCATCGTGTCGATCCTGCGGCGGGGGAAGTGATGCGGGTCGGGTCGCTATTCTCAGGCGTTGGGGGTCTTGAACTTGGCCTTGAGCGCGCCGGTATGGGCGAGATCGTCTGGCAGGTTGAACGCGAACCGTATGCGCAGAAAGTCCTCGCCAAGCACTGGCCGCACGCGAAGCGGTACGACGACGTGACGACGGTCGGCGCGCACAACCTTGCGCCCGTGGACGTGATCTGCGGGGGCTTCCCGTGTCAAGACATCAGCACGGCCGGTCGAGGCGCTGGGCTGAAGGGCGCACGTTCTGGTCTGTGGTTCCAAATGCTCCGCATCATCGAAGAGGTGAAGCCCTATGTCGTCATCGCAGAAAACGTCGCGGCGCTCCGTGCCCGTGGCCTCCCAGTTGTCGTTGCTGGCCTCCGCGACGCCGGATACCGCGTCGTCGTCGTCCCCTGCGCCGCAGAAGACGTTGGCGCTCCACATCGACGCGAACGCATCTTCATCTGCGCCTTCCGTATGGCCGACGCCCGTGGCATCGATGGTGGATCGCGGGGATTGCCCATCGGAAGCGGCGCGACGAACGCCGTTCTTGCCAACGGCAGTGCGCTTGTCGGCGTTGGCCAGGCCAACGCCGACGGCACACAACGCGAAGGACAGCGGGAACGCACCGTCGCAGATGCCGGGCGCGGGTCGGAACTCAATCGAGTTGCCGGTGATGGTCACTTTGGCGTCGGCCTGGCCGACGCCAAACGCAACGGACGACAGGGATCGCGGGCACATGGACACGCCAGCGGTGGCGCGGCGAGCAGCGAAGGGCAAGCAGGTGATGCTCTCGATGGCGGCGCGGAACGCCAAGGAGTCGGCCGGACTGAACCCACAGTGGGTCGAGCAACTGATGGGCTTTCCGGTGGGCTGGACGGAGTTGCTCGGTTCGCAGCAGAAGTCTCCACGCGATTCCGCTGGCCCTCGCGTCCGAATGAACCTCAGTACGACTGGGAAGCACCGCGCACGGCGGTCGGAGTCGCCAAGCGAGCGAATCGCCTGAAGGCGCTGGGCAACGCAGTCAGTCCGCCCGTCGCGGAAGCGGTCGGGCGCTGGGTGATGCACTGGATTGAACACGAAGAGCAGCGCAAGGGAGCAGCGAATGAGTGAACCAACGAAGCGGAGCGTGTGGGTGTCGGTCCTCGTGACCGTCGTGGCGATGCTGATTGCGAAGGCGTGCGTCGCGTCGATGAAGACTGAGCGCCCTCGCGGCGCGTACCACGGGGGTCGGTGATGCTGACGGCAGAGGAAGTGCGCGCCATTGTGCGCGAAGAGAACCTGCGCTTGCTGCGCCTGTCGCTCGCCATCGCGGCACAGATGCGCCTAGGGTACGTCGTGTCGCCCGACGTGCTGAACGATCCGCCCCTCGGCGTCACGGTGTTCGGACTGCAACTGGACGTGCTCAACTACAAGGAAGGTCGCTGATGCCCGCGCCGCTGACTGAGCAGCGCATGAAGGAAATCGCGCGCGTGGTCGCCACGTCCCCGACGATGGACGGCGCCGCGACGACGTTGGGGTACAAGAACGCGCGGTCGCTGCGTGTCATCGCCTCGCGCTGCGGGATCAAAGTGCCGCGACGAGGGCGGGAGGGGCGTCCGCCGTTGACCGAGGAGCGCAAGCGGGAGATCGCCGCAACCATCGCGACCACGCCGACGCTGCGGGACGCCGCGAAGGTTCTGGGGTACGCGACCGGGAACTCCCTGCACGCCGTCGTGGCGTCGACTCGCGGACTGACCGAACTCGTCATCCTGGCGCGGCAGCGGGTCGTGCGGACCATGCCTGTTGACTGGCACGCTGAACAGAAGTAGCGTAGCGCCACAAAAGAACGTGCCCTCCGGTCGGGAAACCGAGAGGGCACAGGCCACGCGGGGAAGCGCGGGCGAGTCGCCAGCATAGGGCATGTAGGCTCGTCGCCGCAAGACCCGCGTCCGATCGGACGTGTGATGGCTCTCTCCTGGATCAGGGTCGACAACGACCTACCCGATCATCCGAAGTCGCTGGCGTTGGACGTGGCGCTTGGGGTGGATCGGTCGTGGACACACGTCGTCCAACTTTGGCTTTGGACGAGTCGCGTTGTCCCGACCGGCGACCTGTCGAAGATGCCTGACGCAGTGATCGCCTCGCGCGCCGGGTGGAAGAAAGACGCCAGCGTGTTTGTCGACGCGCTGCGTCAGGTCGGGTTCCTCGACAGCGACGGGATGCTGCACGACTGGCACGAATACCAAGGCAAGATGCTGGAAAGACTGGAGAAAGACCGCGAGCGAAAGCGGAAGCCGTCGAAAGATTCCGCTGGAAATCCGACGGAACTCCGACGGAAGTCCGACGGAAGTCCGACGGAAGTCCAGCGGACGTCCACCGGAAATCCGCTCCTACAGTACGAGACGGTACGTGACGGTACGGTACGTGACGAGACGAAGAACGAAGAACACTTGTCGTCTGCCGACGACGCCCCCGCGCAGGGAAGCCTGATCGAAACTGCGCCGCCGAAAGCCAAGCGTGACCGGGAAGCCGAAATCACCCGCGTCCTGACGTACTGGCGGTCGATCCACGCAACGCCCGCGTCTGCGATCGAGGGCAAGGCGGGCGAAAAGCGCCGCGCGCGGGTTCGGGCACGGCTTGCCGAGGGCACGACCGCTGACGAGTGCATCCTCGCCCTCGACGGCGCCCTGAAAGACCCCTGGCTCATGGGGACCGACCCGAAGTCGACGAAGGCGTACCGGGACGTGGACACGATCCTCCGCGATCGCCTCCAGATCGAAAAGCTGATCGGGTTGGTGCTCCCGGCCGGACCGAGGTCGCAAATCGCGTCCACGGGGCAGCGCGGGGCCTTCCCGACGCCCGGCGTGGGGTCTGTCCGGGAGGAGCGGGACTACTCCAAGCCGCCGCCCCCGAAGCCTGTCCTGCCCGAATGGACGGCAGAGGCCGCGCTGGCGAGGGCGCTCGTCCAACCCTCGTTCGCCCAGAAACGCCTCACCGTGCCGTTCGGGAAGTCCCTCCCCGACGGATTCCAGATTCCGGACGGCGTTGAAGTGGTCTACCTGCCCGATACTGGCCCCAAGCCGCTCCGGTTGCAGGACATCGTGGGGGCACCGTGAACCGCGCACCGACGCTGAACGATGACGACGCAGAGCGCGCGTTGCTGGGGTCGATTTTCCTCTCTCCCTTGATCGTGGATGACGTGAGCGAGGTTCTGTCGCCGGACGACTTCGGCCGCGAGGCGTTCGAGTTGATCTTCCGAGCTTGCCTAACGCTTGCCGGTCGCCGCGAGGTGGTGAACTACCTCACGGTCGGGACGGCCCTCCGCGAGACGGGCGACTACGAACGGGTCGGCGCATCAACGCTTGTCGCCCTAGACACCGAGGTTCCGGCGAGCGGCAACTGGCGGTCCTACGCCTCGACCATCCGCGACCTTTCGCTCCGCAGAAAACTGACGGCAGCCGCTTTCGAGATCATCGAGCACGCCCGTGACACGACGCGCCGAGTGGTCGACGTGGTGGGCACGGCAGAGACAACGATCCACTCCGTCAGCGACCGAGGCAACACGGCGAAGGCCAAGCGGTTCCGCGAGGCGCTGAACGACGAATGGGTCGAGTTGCAGGCCCTTGCTGACCGTCCCGAAGGGATCACGGGCGCCGCGTCGGGCTTGACTGAACTGGACCACCTGACCGCTGGGTTCCAGAAATCGCACCTGATCGTTGTCGCCGGTCGCCCTGGCATGGGCAAGTCGGCTCTCGCGATGGGGTCCGCCGTTAGCGCCGCGATGGAGGTCAAGGACGACTCCGAAGCCGTCGCGATTTTCTCGATGGAGATGAGCACATCGGAGAATATCCGACGCATCCTGAGCAGCGAGTCACGGGTCGACGGCACGCGCTTCCGCGATGGTCGGTTTACGGGCGCGGACTGGCCGAAGATGGCAAACGCCTCTCAGCGCCTCGTCAACATGCCTCTGTACCTGGACGACCGCGAGGGACTGTCAGTGCCCGAAGTCCGCGCGTCTCTGCGTCGTATCCGATCGCGTCACAAGCGCATCCGCATGGTCGTCATCGACTACTTGCAACTGATGCGGACGGTCGACGCTGGGCAGAATCGCGAGCAGCAGGTCGCAGAGTTCAGTCGTGGCGCCAAGGGCATCGCCAAGGAGTTCGACTGTCCGGTGCTGGCGCTTTCGCAACTGAACCGTGGGCTGGAGTCACGCGCCGACAAGCGACCGCAGATGTCGGACCTGCGCGAGTCCGGCGCGATCGAGCAGGATGCGGACCTGATTTTGTTCGTCTACCGCGATGAGGTCTACAACAAGGACACGGAAGACAAGGGCGTCGCGGAACTGATCATCGGCAAGCATCGTGGTGGCCCCAAGGGGACCGCACGGGTAGCGTTCGATGGTGCGTTCACGACGTTCCGCGACCTGCCCAAGCCGAACGGATTTTGAAGCCGATTTGCAGCCAGTTTTGGAGCCTGACATGCGCCCGCTGATCCCGTTGGAAGCCGAACGTCCCCGCAACGCCCGACTGTGGCCCGCTGGCACGCCTGCTGCCGGGTCGACCGTGCAGCGTCTCGCCGTCCCTGCGGCGCCGTTGGGCGTTGCTCGCACGCCTGGCGGCGGGATGGGCGCAGCCAAGGTGAAGGCACGACGGGAGAAGTTGCGCAGGATTTTGCCTTGCCGCATCGGAGACGCGCGACGACTGCTGCCGCTGTACGGTGCAATCACTGACCGTCCCGACAGGGTTGTTCGCCGCGACATGCTGGCGATCGGCGCAGTCGAGCAACCTGGCGGCATCTGGGCGCTGCCGTGAAACTGACGCGGATTTTAAGCGTGATGGCGCTAGGCGCGTTGGCGCGATACCTCGACAGTCAATCCGAAAATGCGGCCAGTTTTGCGCCGTCGAAAGGCGGGCAAGTGAACGCGGAACCTCAACGGTGGTTCGTCTGGTGCGTCGACTCGTCCGGGCGCTGGGCGTTCGACGCGAGGGGCGCGACGCTCAACCCCAAGCGTGCGCTTGCCAGGGCGTGCCTTTGGGACGCGCTAGGCGTCGCAGCTTGCGTGCTGCCCGCTGGGTCCGACCCTAACGCGCCGGAAACGATACCGCCCGACGTAGTGCAACCGTGGCACCAGGTCGGGCGTTACGTCGGAGACGAGGCGCGGAACTAGGACGCGAGCACGACTCCATCGGACCGGCGGACCGCGCGATACTGGACGCGCTGCGATGCGAACACGCTGTTCATGTGCGCTGCGTCGGCCTTCGCTTCATGTTCCGTTTCGTGCTGGTCGATTTCATGCCAGCCGTCGGGACCGCATTCGTAGAACCGACTGAATCGAGTGCATGTACATTGACGCTGGACGGCGAAAGGCTTGGGCATGGGATCATTCCTCCGGTGCGGGTTGCTTGCACGCCGAAAGGCCCGACGCTTGCGCGCGGAGCGGTCGGGCGGAATGGGCGGGCGCTAGATCGGGTCGCACTCAAAGCAGTAGCGCGTCAGGCCGCGCCGGACGCGCGCGACGACCGACACCCTTCCGAGTCGCTTGCCGTCGTCGTTGTGGACGCTCCAGGTCCCCGGCTCAGTTTCGGTCAGGGTTTTGGGCGATCCGCAGTAGAACTCAGCGATCAACTTTCCGATTCCGTCCAGCGTGCCGGACGTTGCGAGCAGTTTTCCACGCATTGGTTTTTTCCTCTGGATTGCCGGGGATTTAGGCGGGGCGGGCGACGCGGACCCATTCATCCGGCTTGACGGGCTTACCGTTGATGAATCCCTGTCCCTTGCTGATACTGGCGCGGGCGAAAGCCGAAAGACGTTCGCGGGTGGTGGACGTGACCCAACCGGCGAAGGTCACGTACAAGCGTCCGCCGCGCCACTCCGCAACGGGGTTGCCGTGCAAGAGCAAGCGCACGCCGTCGGTGGACGTGTTCCCGCGCCGTGCGGGCTTACCGTTCAGGAAGGCGGACGTGATTTCAGACGTGACCTTGCGCATGGGGTGGTCCCTTGTGTGTGGGTCGTTCCGGGCGGGCGCCCGTTCGCGAGTCGCGTCTAGCGCGGCGCACGAACGGACGGACGACGGGTGAGCGTCGCCAGTGCCGAGGCTAGACCGCGTGACGGGGGCGGGACGCGTTGCGCCACGCGCGGGTGATGCACCGAAGGGCGCGCTCTTCTAGGTCGCGCACCAACCCTACGGGCAGCGTCGAACGCGCGTGATCGATTTCACGCGTGACGGCGTGCGTAAGGGCGATGACGTCCCGCACGTCCGCAAGGTCGCATCGGGCGCGGTAGAAGCGGACGCAGTTAGCGACGTGACGCAGGGCGAGCGCGTGGCGTTGCGCGAGTGTCAGGGGTTCGGGCATTGGGTTTCCCTTCGATGCGGGCGGAATCGCCCGTTTCCGACCCTCCGCAGAGAGGCAGAAACGGACGGGGCGCGTCGTCGGGACCGCGCCCGGACCGGGCTACGAGCGTGCGGCCTTGACCGTGCGAGCGGCGAACGCGTGCGCGCCCTTGCTCGACCAGTGCGCCGGGGAAGGGCCGTCAAGGCCGGTCAGGCGCTCGACCGTGCCATCCGGCGACACCTTGACCACGCGGTAGTGGCGGCGCGCGTCACCCCAGCGGCGGACCGACTCCACCACGAGCGCGGACCCGTCGGGGAGCGTGCGGACGCAGGGCGACAGGCGCGCCTTGAAGAAGCGGAGCGTGTCAGGGTCGAAGTAGTGCGACCCTGCGGACGCAGCGGCTTCCTTGACGTCGCGCAGGGTAAACAGGCAGGTCGTGGGCATTGGGTTCCTCCGGTTCGTCGGCGGGAGTGCCGATCGGTCTGACAGCCTCATCAGGTGGCGCTTGACGCCACGACCCCCGTAGGGGTTTCGGCCTGCTAGGTGTTCAGCGTGGGGATCAGAGCGGCCTTGACCGACGCCTCCGACGCCTCCGCTTGCGTCACGGCCTCGCGAGCGGACCGAACCACGCTTTCGGCGTATCGCAGCGCTTCGCGCGCCTGCTGTGACGCGCGTTCCGCGTGGGTGATTGCCGTCAAGGCAAGGTTGCGGGCGGTGTCCTGTGCGGCGACGGGGCGGGGTGTGTGGTTGGTCATTGGGTGTCCTCAGTGTCGGCGGGCGGGGAGTCCGTCCGGCGATGGGTGAACAGTACGACCGGACGCGCAAACTGTCAAGCGCACCCGCGTCGATTGTCGCGAACAGGCCGAAACATAGGCGTTTCGTGACGCGTCCGACCGGCCACGAACCAGGCGAGCGTGCGGGTCGAGGCGACGACAGGCAGGGCGTGACGCGTCGCGTTGGTCGATTGCTGGCGGGGCGCTTGACAGAATCGCGGGGTGTGCGTAAGGTGTCGTTGCTGCACTGACGCAGCACGAAAAGAGGCCCGACATGGCAACCCTACCCCCGCCCACGCACCTGACCGTCGAAGGCAAGACCCACAAGATTACGCCCGCGCAGTGGTCGCTGCTCGTCCGCGCTACGTTCAACAAGTTCAACCCCGGCCACGAGGTTGGCAAGCCTGCCGTTGTTGCCCAGTTGGTGAAGAAGGGCTTCTGCTCCAAGCCGTCGTCGGTCGATAACTACCAGCGGCATGAGTGGGGCCGCCCGGTCGGCGGATCCACCCTTCACGCTTGTAACCTCTTCCCCGCCGTGCAGGACGCCGTCCGGGCGCTGGTCGCTGAGCGTCGCGCCGCATCGGTCGGGGGTGCGCTGTGAGCAACCAGCGGACGACCGTCGACGCATTCAAGGGCACGCGCGCGGAGTTGCTGGCGCTACTGCGTGACCTGCACAACGGCACGCAGTCCGTCGACGGCCTGACCCGCTTGCAGGCGCTGGACGTGGTGTGCGAGACGCTTGCCGGTCCCTGCTCGCACGAGGACGCGCGGCTCGCCGTGCGTGTCGTCGGCTCTCTCGCCCGTGCCGTCGGGGGTGTGTCGTGAGCGCCTACCACCAACCCGAGTTCATCGGGGAGACGAACGACCATCGCACGCCGTGCTGCGGTCAGGTCGGACGCCCCTGCAACGCGCCAGGCGAAGTGACGTGTCCGACGTGCAAGGTGCGCCTGTTTTCGCGCGTGTGTCGCGTGTGGCTCAAAGGCGGCGCGTTCTCTGACTCCGTCCAGTGGTTCGCGGTGCCTCTCGCGACGTTCGGCGGTGCCCAATGAGCGGCGAAATCACTGCTGAGGTGGTGTTGTCCGCGCTGCTGGACGGGATCGACGACCCGCCGCCCGACGGGCCTCCTCGTGAGTTGTGGATCGCGCTGGACAACGAGCGCGCGCGCGTCCTGAAGGTCACGCCCGATCGTGACTGGGCCTCGCGCATCGTGGACGACCGGAACCAATGGCTTGCGCACTGCGAGGCGACGGCTGGGACGTGGGTCCACCCTGACGGGAACATGAACGCGAAGTCCCTGCACGTCAGCAAGCCCTTGCGCGCCGGGGCGCTCGGCCGTGCTCGGCTGGTGCGCTACGTTATCGCGCCAGAAGGCGTCCCGGCGTGCCCGGACTGCGCGCCCTGCGCGTGCGGCCCTTCCCACGACTGCCGCGCCAACGGGTGCGCCGACGACTGCGGGGCGTGCAATGGCTGACGTGACGACTGAAGTGCGCTACTCGCTCGGGAAGGGCCGCGTTGGCGTGCTGCGCTGGAACGAAGCCCGCGAGAGGGACGGCTTTGAGTGGGCCGTCTGGGAGCCCCATCCGTTCCACGGGTTGACGCGCACCCAAGTGGGCCGGTCGGACAACGTGGGCGCGCCGTGGGCGCTTATTCGGGCGTCGGGCACGCTGCAAGGGTCGTTGCGCGTCTTGTCGGTGTCGCGGTCGTGACTGGCGAGTGCGCCCGGTGCGGCACTGAGAGCGATGACCTCTGGTGTCGCGTCTGCCCGTCCTGCCGTCCGTCCGGAGCGGAGCGAAAGGAGCGCCGCAAACTCGCCAGGACACCGTGCGCCGCTTGTCGCGCGTCTCACTTCGTCGCCGGTCCGCTTCCGTGGTGCGTCTCGTCCGGCGCGACTGAAGCGCCGAAAGGCGCGGGAAGTACTTGACGAGTGCCGGGAGCGGAGTAATCGCAGGGCGATTGCGACCGACCCGGCGCGAGTTCGAGCGGCGCAAGCCGCGAGGCTCTTGCTCTTCTCTGTCTGCGTGAGCGAGTGCGCGCGAAGGGCTCGGGAAGGGCATTTTACAGATACGCCTGTTCAGGCGTCAATCCGTCACCCGTCCGCTTTGAGTCTTGGCGCCCCACGACTGCCCGAAAGAGCGGGTAAGCGTCGGGGCGCTTTGCCGCGTCCGCTTGACGCTCGCCGCCCTTGCACAGAAACTGTGCGCCGCATACGCCAGAGACTAGAGCGTCCTGTTTTCGGACAGTCGCGGTGACAAATTGGCAGAGCACACTGACAAAAAGACAGTCCGGCTAGCCGTCGCTCCAGGTTGGGTCGTTTTGTCGCTTGCCGTCTCTGTCTCGTCTCGGGGGACTAGGGGACGCACCCGCTCCCTGCGTCGCGTCACGTGGGCAGCGGCCATCCGGGGACCGTTCGGGGTCGTCCAGCGCGCGTCCGGCCTTGCCGCATCGCCTGCGACGGCCTTGCGTCACGTCCGGCGCACCGTCTGGGCTCTGTCTGGGGGCGTGGGGCCGTGCCCGGACGCATCGGACCGCACCCGGACGCATCCAGGCACGCAGGGGGGCACGCAGTCGGTCGTGGTGGACTGCGCTGGCGTGCTCTGGCGCGTGGACGGGCTCGTTTCGAGCGCGTCAGGTGCGCGAAAGGCCGTGCGAGGCGCTGGGTTGCGTGCGAGTGGCCCGCCTCGCCTCTCGCCGGACGGCACGCATTGGCTCTGCCCGGTGGTTCGGTCGTCGCGTCCGCAGATTGAACGCCTCGCAAGCCAAGACAGGCCGCCCCGGTTCGTCGGTGGGCCGCGCCTTCCGCCTCTCGCAACGCGCTGGATGCCTGCGTCGGGCACGGTCACGCTGCGTCGCAAGGCGCGCCACTACTACGCCCCCGACGACTGGCCCGCCGACGATTCTGCGGCGCAGGAAGCGGAGCCGACGCCCGACGATGGCGGCGCGTGGGGCCAGTGACCGGAACAGACCGGAATCGCGACGATGCTGCGTCGCGTCAACAGTTTGCGTCAAAACGAAAGCCCGGTCGCGGTTCTGTCTTTGTCCATGTCCCTCCCGCACTGTCGCGGGACGAGGTCAGGAACCCGATCAAGTGAGACAGGCAGTCGCGGCCACCAGAACGCGCCAAACGCTCCCCCGGACTCGATCAAGCGACTTCGGACATCGCAGGGCAGCAAGCGTCGCGAGGTCGCTGCGGAACGAAAATGAACTTGTGTGGAGGCCGGTCAAGTGAGTTACATTGTGCGGGCGGATGACCCGCGCTGGAGCGTTCATGAGATCGACGGGAGTGATCGACATTGTGGGGAGCAGTCCGCTGCCGAAGGCGTGCTGCGGAGAGGTGTACGGGCACGATGCGGAGTGCGAGGCGTTCAAGGCAGGGTTCGCGGCGGGGCTGCAGCGGGCGATCGCTGCCGTCAAGGAAGCCACGCCGTTCCCGTTCAAGGCGAACGCGAGCGACAAGGACGACATCGAGGGGCCGTTCTGCGCGCACGGCATCGAGGACGACGCGACGATCGAGAAGGTGGAGCGGATCGTCGGGCACTACCTGCTGAACGTGCGCGGTGCATTCACGGACGCGGTCGGCCGCGAGATCGTGCGGCGCGGCGAGATCGTGCCGGGCTGGACGTCGTGAGCGAACAGAAGCCGACGATCGGACGGATGGTGCACTACCAGGCGCACGGGTCGCCGGACGGGACGCATCCGAGTGTGCCTCGCGCTGCGGTGGTGACTGCGGTCCACGATGACGAGACGGTAGACCTGTGCGTGTTCAACCCGACCGGGCTGTACTTCAACCAGAAGTGCGTGAGGGACGATGGGGCGAAGGGCGGGACGTGGCGGTGGCCTCCGCGCGTTTGACGCAGTAGAAGCAAGAGAACCCCACCGCGAAGAGCACTCGCGGTCCGACGCCTGTCCCTTCGCGGGGGCGGGCGTTTCTCTTTCTGGGCTCGTCAGACGAACGAACGCGCGTCAAACGAGCGGGCGAGGCGTCGTGGGCGGGTTCTGAACGAAAGGGCGGTGGGAAGGGCCGGTCAAGCGACCTGGGCGACTGCGGCTCTCGGGATCGCCCTGGAAGCGCGAGAGCGAAGGGCAGGACAGAGCAAAGCGAGAGCAAGAGACGTGCAAGTACATTCAGACGCCACGGGAAGCAAAGTACTTCTCCGCGAGAAAACGCGTCAAGAGCGAAGTGCGGACAAACGACCGCGCCCTACTCGCGCAAGAGGATGAAGTGCGTTGTCGAACGGGCGTTCAAGAACGTTATGTCAACTGGAACCCGGAAACTGGTCAACAGTCGTTGACTATCTCTAGGATGTGCGAGTTTGGTTCACTGCGAGTGCGTGTCGCGTGGCGTCATAGGAGCGTGGCTTGACCCTTGGGGTCGGCTTCGTTGGCGATCCGCGCGCGAGCGATCTCGACGTACTGCGCCTCGCGCTCGATGCCGACGAAGCGGAAGCCCTCGCGCAGGGCGGCAACGCCCGTGGTGCCGCTGCCGGTGAAGGGGTCGAGCACGATGCCGTTCGGTGGGGTCACGAGGCGGCAGAGCCACGCCATAACGGCGACGGGCTTGACGGTGGGGTGGATGTTCGAGCGAGGCTGAGAGAGCGGCCCGCGCGTGGTTCCGACAGCGTTCGGGGAGCCATTCGCGGCGACGGGAAGCGCCTCGGGGAAGCCTTCAAGGCCCGCGTTCCGCTCGCTCCGGCTCGCCTTGGCGACGTAGAAGAACCGGGACGCGCCGCCGGAGTCGTTGAAGCCGACATCGTCCAGCGGCGGCTTGGCGTGAGTGCCGCCGAACGTGTTGCCGCCCGACCGCGACCGTACGGCGACGCCTGCTTTCAGGTTTCCCGTCTGCGCATCCAGCGCAGCCGCCGCCTCTTCGTCCAAGATCAGGTTCGCGGGCCAGCGGCCCAGTCCTTCTGGTGCCGTCGACGCCGTAAGGTTTGTGCCCTTGCCTCCACCAAGGATCGCGTTTGGAGTGCGCGGCGGGCGCGACCCCCAGTCGGCAAGCCCGATCCGGCACCCATCCACGTTCAGCGCCCCCGTCCCGAACTCCGCGACGTTCCGCGCCACGGTGCCGACCAGCGGCTTGCGCGCGACGATGATCGGTTCCCACGCGGGCTTGAGCGCGGTGCCCCATCCGTCCCACGCGCCGTCGAGGTTGTGCGACTTCGGGAAGCCCGTGCCGTATTTCCAAGCTAGAGGTCCTTGAAAGAGCGGGGGCGCCAGCGGTTCGCCACACCTTCCGCAACACGGCCATGCTCCGCCGCCTTGTGCGACCCATTCGACGGCCACATCTCCAGGTTCGACGGCGTGTTGTCCGTCGGGTCGTGGTTCAGGTGATGCACGACCTCGTTCCGAAGCAGAAGCCGCCCGCACATGCGCGCCATCACGAGACGGTGCTCCATCACGTACCCGTCCGCTCTCGCCATCGGTCGCGCCCACTCCGGCGCTCGCACGTACTTCACCCCCGTGTAGGCCCCGTGCGTCTTGAAGATCGTGACGCCACCCTTCCACGCCGGGTTGCGCGCTCCGGTCATCTTCTCGCGGTATGACGCTACCGATTCCGCCGTCCACGCCGCGCGGCCCTTGCTCGCGTGCGTCGCCCACTCGCGGCCCCGGTTCACGCCGTTGCACTCGCGGGAGCACGTTGGGCGCTTCACCCGTCGAAGTTGCCGGGGGTACGTCAGGTACGCCTTGCCGCACACGTTGCAGGTCGTTTCGATCATGGCTGTATGGTAACGCATCGCACCGACAAAACAAGTGCTTCTGGTGCGCCCAACCGATGTTGTCCCGGATCTCCCAGCCCGCGTCCTCGATCGCGACGGCGAGCCGGTGGAACGTGCGCGTCCCGCCAAACGCGAGCAGGTGCGCGCCCGGCTTCGCGATGCGCAAGGCTTCGATCGCAAAGTCAAACATCGCGGACTGGAAGGCGTGCGCTTCCTTGTGCCGGTACTTCAGTCGGTCCTCGGACGTGCCGCCGCGCCCGTAGCCGGGGAACAAGCCCTTGTCGCCGGAACCGCCCCTGCTACCTTCGTTTCGCTCGGCGGCAAAAGAGTCCCACGCCTTGCCCATGAAGCCGAGGCCGTACGGCGGATCGCTGACGACCGCATCCACGGACGCGTCCGCCATGCCGCGCATGACGTCGAGGCAGTCGCCGTGCAGGACTTCCCATCGCTTCTGTTGGGTCATCGGCTCACCTCTGGACGGCAGCGCCCGTCGCACTCGGCGCGGGAGCACCGTTCTTCCAGCAGTCTGCGCAGTCGCAGGTTCTCAGCGGCGAGGTACTGCGCGAGGTCGAGGGCTTCTTCAAGCGCCTCCTGGTTCCAGTCGTGGCCGTCGTCGTGGGTGCCGATGAACAACACAGGCGCCCCGTGCGGCGGGTCGATGTTCAGTGCGTACGCCCAGCGCCTCTTCGGATCGTAGGTGGTCACGGCAGCCTCCGGAACGACACGACCCAGACCCAGGGGTTCGCGTCCCAGCTCGCGCGGCCGTTGATGAGGGTCCAAGCGGTCTGCCAGCGCCGGTGCGGCAGAAGCCCGGCGAACGGGGGCGTGAGCAGCTTCGCGCCCCACGCTTCCTCGCGCCGCTTCAACGTCGCGGCTTCCCAGAGCGATTGCACCGCCTCCGCGTCCACGCCCTCGGCTTCGATGTCGGCGTCGCTGATGTCCTGCGCTCGCTCGACGCGGATCGACTCGACGGCGAGCGTGAGGCGGGAATCGGTCCGCTTCATCAGGAGCGATGGGGTCCAGCGCGGTTCGGGCACGCCGTCGGGCGCGGTCCAGTCGGCGCGGTAGCCGGGGCGTCCGTCGTCGAAGTAGCGCGGGGCGTGCGTCTCGCGCACCCACAGGCGATCGCCGGGGACGCCGTACCTGTTGTCCTCGCAGAACACGGACGCGAGGTGCGGATCGCCCGTCGCGATCCCCGGATCGTTCAGGCACCGCATCATGGCGCGTCGGTACGGTTCGCCGTCCCACCGCGCGAACGAGTGGTAGCCGACATGGCTCGTCCGCATCGCCCGCCGCGTCTGCGTCTTCTTGCCGGCCAGCAGCGCGCGGACCATCGCGCCGCTGAACAGGATGCCGCGTTCCTTCACGGTCGGCGGGGCGTGCAGCGTGAGGGCCTTCATGGCGTCCCCCGACCGACCGGCAGCATGGCGGCGACGATCCGTTCGGCGTGGGCGCGATCACGAGCGGCGATGCGGACGACCGAGATGAAGCCGCTACCCAGTTTCGCCGCGTCGGCGCTGTAGCCGTCCCTTTCCCGCTCTGCATACCGGTGGCCGTCCGCTGACAGCAGCGCGCCGGACGCGGTGAACCGCAGATCCTCCGAAGCGGGCGCCTCAAGCGGGTTCGCCAACGCCCTCCGCTCGCGCTCGGCCACGAACGCGTCGGCAAGGTTGAACCCGTCCTTCACGACCGCTTCCCATTCGGCGCTGTCGTCCGGTCCGAAGGTGCGCAGCACGGACACCACGAACGTCTCTGCCAGTTCGTCTCGGGTCTTCATTCGCCACCTCAGTCGCGCGTCAGTGCGCGAGGGACGTGTACCGCAGTTGTCGCCGCTTGACAACCGTCACGTTGCGGGCGAGTCTCGGCGCACCTGCGAACCGGCGCAAGACCGGCGACGATCCCGCAATCCAGCGGGCGTCAGTGGGCAACCGAGGGTCGGGATCAGGTCAAGGTCATGCCGCACGCGCACAAACGCGGCGCACACAAGCCCGGCAGCCTCATTCTGCCGTCAGCACGAAGGCCCTGCCGCCCTCTACGGCGCACGCGGGTGGGCACCCCCTCCAATGGCTGCGTCTCGGTGTCCGTGGCTGGACTTGCCGAGTGACCCCCGAACCGAAGTGCTGGAGACGACGATGGACGAGAACCCGCTGCTCGACTTCCTGCTGGCGGACCTTGCGTGGGGGAAGAAGCCGCGCAACCATCCGGAAATCCCGGATAGTTCGACTGTCGCCTGTCAGTCGATTGACGCCGCCTCTCCGGAGACTGCGGACGAGGTGTTCGCGCGCGAGATCGCGCTGGCGCGCGAGGTCTGTGAGGACGCGGAAGTCGACGCCCGTGTAGTATCCGTCCCGATCGCCCCGCTTCCCTTTGGGGCCAAGGAATCCGAATGACCAAGGCGCAGAAAGAGACGCTGCTCGCCCACCAGCGCACGATGGCGAAGCGGTCCACCGACTTTTCGCAGCAGGCCCGCGCTGACAGCACCGAGGCGGACATCCGCGCCGAATGCCTCGCAGGCGCGATGCACTCGCAACTGGTCGCGGATGCGATCGGAGTTGCTCTACGGGAAAACGGGGAACTGATTGCCCTCGCGTCCAGCATGGTTGAGCGACCGTCGGAGCAACTTCTGACCGACCTGTACGCCGCCATCAACAACTTCAGGCGGTCCATCCGCGAGCGAGAAGAGCGACTGAGTGGCGCCGTCGAGTCTGACGAAGAACCGACGGAGTAACCGTGGCGCGGAAGTCCCTGACAGAGCACCGACCGCCGACGGAGCAGGAACGACGCTTCGCGGAGGAGTATTGGCAGTGCCTTGACCCGTCGATCGCTGCGGGTCGGGCAGGCTACCCCGACGACGTGGTCCGCAACGCCCATCTGATGCTGCGCGAGGACGTGATTGCGGCAGAGGTCGCGCGCGTGCAGGCAGCGCGGTCGCTTCGGACGCACGTCACGATGGACCTGGTGGTGACGGAGTTGTCCCGCGTCGCCCTCTGCGACCCGCTGGACGCCTTCGACGTGGTTGCTGCTGACGTGGACGAGGACGGCAACCCGACGCCGACCATCGCGCTGAAGCCCCTCGACAAGATTCCTGAGGACACGCGACGGGCGATCGAGTCGATCGAAGTGCTTTCGGGCGGCGGCGTGAAGATCAAGTTCGCGAACAAGTTGAAGGCGCTGGAGATGCTGACGCCGCACGTCGAGGCGATGCAGCCCGCGAACCGGAAGTCGAAGTCGCGCACCGTCCAGCAGCAGTTGGCGCAACTTCACGAAGTCCTCTCGCGGGCATCCGAGCGCACCAAGGGCTTGCCGTCGCGGATGCGGGCGCAGACGATCAGCAGCAACGGCGACCGCGTCATCATGGAGATGGAGATTGACGGCGATCCGCCCGCCGAACAGAACGTGACGCCGCCACCGGACGTGCGCCGTGAGTGAGCGAGCGGGCGAGGATTCACGTTCGCTCGTCAAGCAGGTCCGCGCGCTTCTGACGCCTGAGACATTCGCGCTCCTCACGCCCGACGAACGGCAGCAGGTCGAGGATGTGCTGGGCGAGGAACCGCCCGACGGCTTGCTGTCTGAGGCGCACGTTTGGCAGACGCGGATGATCCGCGACCCGGCGCGCTTCAAGGTCGTCATGTGCAACCGTCGCGCGGGCAAGTCGCGCGGCATCGCGGGCATGATGCTGGAGGATGCGTGGCGGCATCCGTACGGCAACTACCTGTACGCGGGCATCTCGATCGAGAGCGCGAAGAAGGCGATCTGGAAGGACGCCCTCGTCAAGATGGACCGCGAACTAGGGCTTGGCCTCGCGTTCAACGAGACGAAGAGTACCTGCACGCTGCCGAACGGCGCGGTGATCTACGTGCTGGGCATGGACTCGTCCGAAGACCAGAAAAACAAGGCTCGCGGCGGCGGCTTCCGCATGGCGATCGTGGACGAGGCGCAGGAGTTCGATGACCTGGACGACATCATCTCGTCCATCGTCCGTCCTGCCGTCTCCGACACGCAGGGCAGCATCATCGTCTCTGGGACGCCCGGACAGGTTCCCGTCGGCCTGTTCTTCCGTGTGTCCAAGGGGCACTGCGCTGAGAAGCCCGAGCGGTGGGTCATCCGCGACCGGGAGAGCGCGATTGATTGGGTCGGGTACACTTGGTCGTCGCTCGACAACCCGTTCATGCGCGAGCAGATCGCGAACGACATCGCGTTGATGATCGAGGCGAACCCGGCGATTGTTGAGACGCCGCGCTTCAAGCGTGAGTGGCGCGGCATGTGGGTGACGGACTCTGAGCGCCGGGTCTACCTCTACGAGTCGCCGCGCAACGACTACTTGGAACTGCCGAAGTACGCGACGGGCGACTGGCACTACGCGCTGGGCGTCGACTTGGGCTTCAACGACGACACGGCGATCACTGCGATTGCGTGGCACGACCACGACCGCTGCGCCTACGTCGTGGACTCCGACAAGCGGCCCCGCCTCGACATCACGGCGGCGGCGAACTGGATCAGGGCGTGGATGGGCCAGTACGACTCGCCCTACGTCATCGTGGACGGCGCGAACAAGCAGGCAGTCGAGGAAATGCGCCGCCAGCACGGTTTGCCGCTGATTGCTGCGGACAAGCGTGGCAAGGCTGACTTCATCGACATCCTGAACGCGCAACTGATCTGCGGGAACGTGAAGTGGTCGCCGCGCTGCGAAGTGCTGCGCGAAGAGGCGATGCACCTGTCGTGGGACAAGCGGGCGTTCGACCGGGGCGTGCGGATCGAAGACCCGCGCGCAAGCCAGCACGCGCTCGACAGTTTCCTGTACGCCTCGCGGTTCGTGCTGACGTACTTGTCGGAGGCGGCGCCTGTCGAACTGGTGCGCGGGTCCGACGAGTGGCGCAAGCAGGAAGAGCGCGAAATGATCGAGCGGGCCGAGCGGCGCATCATCGCGTCGCGGCAGGCCGACGATGACCTCTGGAGGTATTCGTGAGCACTGAGATTCAGCGCGTTTCCGCGATGGCGGACCTGATGGTGGCGAAGGGCATTCGGTTCGTGAAGGTCGACGGGATGGAGGTCGAACTGGACCGCCCGTTGGTTCCGACCGTGCCCGAGGCGAAGAGCGCGATCCCTGCGGGGGCGAGCGTTACGCCGATGCCCGACGATGGCGAGTCCGTCATGCTCCCCGCTGAGGCACTTTGCCGGTGTTCTCACCCCATGATAGACCACGACTCGTCCGGGTGCCTCGTGGCGGGGTGCCCGGTAGAGACGTGCGCTCAGACAAAGGTGTGACGCGATGGCGGCGAACGACTCCAGCATGAAGCGGTGGTGGCGCCTCGACGGCTTGCAGTGCGCCGAGGCGATCGGGTCGACCATCGACTCCATGCGTAGCGCGACGCGCGCCAGGATCGACACCTACTCGCTCTGCCAGCGTCTCTACGCCAACCGGAACCTGATCGGGCCACGCCTCCAGACGGGTCGCATCCCGTGGATGGACAACGGTCCGACGGTGAAGATCAACATCACCGGGTCGATCGTGGACACGCTGGCGTCGAAGTTGTCTCAGTCGCGGCCTCGCGCCCTGTTCTTGACGAACAACGGCGACTGGAAGCAGCAGCGCGACGCAGAAAAGCTCACGACGATCAGCGACGGCATCTTCGCGGAGTGCGACACGTACGCGATCGGTGAACTGGTCGCCCGTGACGCGCTGGTGTTCGGAGACGGCTTCATCCACCACTTTGAGCGCAACAACCGCGCTGCGATGGAGCGCGTCGTTCCGTGGGAAATCTACGTGGACGACTTTGAGGCGCTGTACGGCAAGCCGCGCCAGTTGCACCGCATCAAGTACGTCGACCGCGACCAACTGATCGAGTTGTTCCCGAAGAAGAAGGACGCCATCAAGCAGGTCCGCGACGAAGCGGTCATGGCGTACGCCGGGATGCAGGTCAGCGACATCGTGGAGGTCCGCGAGTCGTGGCACCTTCCGAGCCGCAAGGGAGCGAAGGACGGCGCGCACGTCATCAGCGTCGAAGGCTACCTGCTGACCGACGTGGAGCCGTGGACACGCGACGACTTCCCGTTCAGTCACATCCAGTGCTCGCAACCGATGACGGGCTTCTGGGGGCAGGGCTTCCCAGAGCAGCAGCAGTCGATGCAGTTGGAGGTCAACCGTCTCTGCAACCAGATCCAGCGGTCGCTCCACTTGGGGTCGACGTTCAAGGTGCTGGTTGAGCAGGGATCAAAGATCGTCAAGGAGCAAATCAACAACGACATCGGCGCAATCATCACGTACAGCGGCACGGGCAACAAGCCTGAGTGGGTCACGCCTCCGCTCGTTCAGCCCGAAATCTACTCGCACCTGATGATGCTGATTCAGCAGATGTACCAGTCGAGCGGCGTGTCTCAGTTGTCCGCCGCGTCGCTCAAGCCTGCCGGTCTGGACAGCGGAAAGGCGCTGCGCGAGTTCCAGGACATCGGCACCGACCGCTTCCGAATGCTGGGGCACCAGTACGAGAACTTCTACCTGAACGTCGCGAAGCAGTCGCTTGCGACGGCCCGCGCGATCGTGGAGCGCGAGGGGTCGTACCCGGTCAACACGCCCAAGCGGAACGCGATCGTCACGGCGGACCTGAAGACGATCAAGTTGTCGGAGGAGGAGTACATCCTCGACTGCTACAAGGTGTCGAGCCTGCCGCGCGATCCTGCCGGGCGGATGCAGACGGTGCAGGAATGGGTCAGCGCCGGGTGGATCGCGCCCGAAGACGCGATGGACTTGCTCGACTTCCCTGACCTGGACCGCGCGAACTCCGTCCTGACGGCGTCGATGCGCTACCTGAAGAAGATTCTGGACGAGATGGTCGACTCCGGGGAGTACACGCCGCCCGACGCCGACGACAACCTCGCGCTCGCCCGCAAACTGGCGCTCCAGCGCCTCGCGGAAGCCAAATACACGGGCGTTCCTGAGTCGCGACTGCAACTGGTGCGCGACTTCCTGTCGCAGATTGGGGACCTGGAAGCGCAGATGGCGCCGCCCATGCCTCCGGAACAGTTGGGCCTGCCTCCGGGCGGTCCGATGCCTGCGCCCATGCCGGGCGCGGGTTCCTCGATGCCGATGCCTTCGGCGTAACTGGAGTTGACGCATGTCCGTTGAGCCTACGACCGCCCCCGCCGCGAACGCGGAGAGCGGTCAACCGGCAACGCCCCCCGCCGCAACGAACGGCGCCGCTCCTGCGCCTGCCGATGCGAAGTCCGCGACGGAAGCCAAGCCCGCAGAAGCGACCGCTGGGCAGGCGACCGCTGCGATGGTTCGGCGCGAGCAGGAACTCGTCAAGCAGAAGCAGGAATCCGCCCGCGAGCGCGCAGAGATTGCCAAGGAGCGCGAGGCGCTGAAGGCGTCGATCGCGGATGCCGAGAACTACCGCAAGATCATCGCCGCCGCGAAGGCCGATCCGCTGGGCGCCGCTGAACTGCTGAACCTCGACTACGACGCGATCACCCGCGCGAAGCTGGACCGCGCGAAGGCGACCGTCACGCCGGACGACCTCAAGCGTGAGCTGGACGCTCGCGAGAAGGCCCGTGCCGATGCGGAGGCGCAGCGCATGGCAGAGGCGCAGCGCATCGCGGACGAGGCACAGGCGAAAGAAGTGAAGGAGTCGCTGGACGCCTACATGGCGGACGCTCGCGCCATCATGGACGCCACTCCTGACGCCTACGAACTGCTCCGCGACCACTCGACGGCGTTCGGCGCTGAGAAGGCGGAAGACCTGGTGGTGCGAGTCGCCCGAGAGCACTTCGCGGAACTGCGCAAGGAAAACCCGCGCGCCAAGCCCCCCAGCGCCAAGGAAGCGAACGACCTCGCGGAGAAGTGGCTGGAGGACCGCGCAAAGAAGCTGCTTTCCGCGAAGAAACTGGCGCCGCCGCCTGCCGAAAAGCCGAAGCCGCCCGTCTCCCTGACGAACGAACTCGGCGCCTCCGCAACGGGTCGTGTTGACACGGCCGATGGATCGCGGGATGCTGACTTCGGAACGATTCCTTGGATGGTTCGCAAAGCCAAGGAACTCGAAAACGCACGCAAGACGTAGGGCGTCCCCACCCTGCGAGTCAGTGTCCAGCGCCGCGAGTGCGCGAAAGCCTCACCACCAACGCTTTCGTCACCCACGCGCGCGGACTTGGCCTTCGGGCTGTCCGTGCCAACCACAGAGCCCTGCGAGTCGCCCATGAGCGACCCGGTTCTGCACGGACAGTCCGATGGCTACCGAGTTCAACCAGACTACTCTCGCCGCAGTCCTCAAGCAGCGCTACGCCGACGGCCTCGACAAGATGATCTACGAGAACCGGCCGTTTTTCGGCATGGTTCCGAAGATGACCGACTGGACCGGCGACAACATGAATACGCCGGTTCAGATCGGCAACGCGTCGGCCAACAGCGCGACCTTCACGACCGCGCAGAACAACCAGTTCGCCGCCGTGTACCGCAAGTTCGTGTCGTCCCGCGTGAGCGAGTACCAGCTTGCTCGCCTCGACCGGCAGACGATGCTCGCCACGAAGAACGACGCGGGCGCCTTCTTCCGCGCCGCGACCAAGGCGATCGACGACGCCGTCAACGGCCTCACCGAACGCCTCTGCGGCCAGATGTTCCGCTCCACGACCGGCACCGTCGGCACGCTCGGCAGCGCGCCTGCGGGCACCGGCATCTTCACGCTGGGCGACCCCGAGTCCGTGTCCGGCATCAACATCGGTGACGTGTTCCTCGCGTACTCTGGTGACGGCAGCGGCGTTCGCGCGGGCACCGGCTACGTGCTCGCAGTGAACCGTGCGCCGACCAGCGCCAGCATCACCGTGTCCGCCGTGTCCGTCAGCGGCGCGGCTGGCGATCCGGCCGGATGGGCGAACGGCGACTACCTCGCGCCCGCTGGCACCGTGAACCTCACGATGGCCGGTCTGTCGTCCTGGATTCCCACGACTGCGCCCGGTTCCGGCGACTCGTTCCAGTCCGTCGACCGCTCGATCGACCCCGTCCGCCTCGCGGGCAACCGCCTGAACGGCACCGCGATGCCGCTGGAAGAGGCGCTGAACGGGATCGTGACCGCCGTCGGCAAGCAGGGTGGCCGTCCCGACACGATCGTGACCAACTTCACGACCTACAACGGCTTCCTGAACGCGCTCGGTTCGCGCGCCGTGTCCTGCGAGATGTCCGGCCCCGCTGGGCTCTCGTACTCGGGCATCAAGTACAACAGCGCGACCGGCCCCGTGAAGATCGTGGCCGATCCGTTCTGCCCCGGCAACATCGCCTACGTGCTCCAGATGAACACCTGGGAACTCGCCTCGCTCGACAAGGCGCCGCACATCGTGGACGACGACGGCATGGGCTGGTTCCGGGTCTACAACGCGGACGCCTCGGAAGTGCGCGTCAACTTCTACGGCAACCTGATCTGCAAGGCGCCGGGCAAGAACGGCGTCGTCCAGACGGCGGTCTAACCAGCGGTCGCGCGGTGAACCCGCACGGAAGGGAGCACACACATGGCCGCACGAAACTTCACTCTCGTCTCGCACAGCGCCACCAAGGGCGTCGTAGACGTGTTCTTCAAGGTCACGTTCGACGGGGCGTCTCAGCCCACGCTTGGCACTGGGGCTGGCAACGTCGGCGTCAAGTCGTTCGTCCGCACCGACACGGGCGACTTCACGCTGGTCTTTGGCACGCCGTCGCAGGCGGCGGACACGTACATGGCGCTCTTGGGCGCCAGCGTGGTCTTTGAGGGGCAGTCGCCTGACGCGCCCATCATGCACGTCGTCTCGTCCAGCGCGATCGGGACGACCGGCACGCTCACGCTGACGTTCCTCGACTACGCGGGCTCCGCTGCTGATCCTGGCGCTGGCGAGATCGGGTACTTCCGGTTCGCCCTCCGCAACTCCACCGCGATCTGAGGTGATACGTGGCCGTCACGATCAGCAACGTCTCGGAAACCTCAGTCTTCTCCGGCCAGCCGGTGGCGATTCAGGTCACGCTGCTGAACGATGGCGGCAGCACCATCACGCTTGACGACATCTTGCTGCAAGCGCCTGCCGGAGCCGTGTGCAAGTTCACGCGCAATGGCGAACTTCCGACGACGGTCGCGAACGGGGATACGCTAATCGTCCCGTTCGGCGCGACGTTCTACGCCAGCGCCCAACTCGATCCGGCGACCAAGGTCTACCAGTCGTTCAGCGTGATGGCAATCGTCAAGGGCACGCTCGCTGGCGCCTATTTCGAGATGTCCAGTTCCGCAGTGACCGTGAACGCGATCAACCCGTCCTTCCCCAGCGCTGCCCAGATACAGGGCGGCAACCTCGCTGAACTCGCTGCCAACCTCACCGGCAAACGTCGCGCCATCTTCGTCGCGATGGGCCTCTAGCGCGTCACCTCGGGACGCGCTCTGGCGGTCCCACCAAGGAGCACTCACATGGCACTTCCTCAGGTTCCCTTCATCGACGGGGCTGGCCTCAGCAAGACCTACCCTGCCCATCTCGACGCTTCCGGCGGCTACGCGGTGGTTCACTCGCTCGACGGTCAGGTGCCGACGTTCAGCGCGTCCGGCTCCGCCTTCGCGCAGGTCGCCACGCCGACCGTGTGGCTCGTCATCCAAGGCAGCGCGTCGAAGACCGTCCGCATCCGCCGCATCGAACTGGCGGGTGCCGCGACCGCCGCTGGCTCGATGCCCTTCGTCATCGCCCGTTGCTCGGCCGCTGGCACGCTCGGGTCCGCCGTGCTGACCGCCGTCACCGCTGCGGAGCACGACACCGCTGGCGCCGGCGCGACCGCCGTCGTCTCGACCGTCGGCATCGCGAACTACGGCACGCCCCCGACTGTGGTGGCGAACATCGCTGCGGGCCGCGTCAACATGGTGGCGCTCGGTTCCGCCGCGACCTCGTCCACGGGCACCCCCGGCGTCGTGCTGGGCGGCGAGGCCGGTGAGGCCGCGATCGTCCTGCGTGGCATCAGCGAGTACCTGACGATCAGCGCGTCGGGCGCCGCGATCCCCTCGGGCGGCGTGAACGACTACCGCATCGTGTGGACCGAAGAGTCCGAGTCGTAATCGTGGCCCGTGACGCACTGAGCATGGCGCTGATGGGTCCGATGTCTGCCTCGCCCGGAGACGCGGATTCCATCGGCGGCATGGATGGCGGTCCGGAGTCGGATGACGCCGTGGTTGTCGCCACCGACGTGATGGCGGCGATTGAGTCGAAGGACGCGGCAGCGTTCGTTGACGCCCTGCGCAACCTGATGGACGTGCTGCACGCGAAGAAGGAAGCCGAAGAGGACGACTAGTCGCGCGGGACGCGCTGGAGGCAGAGACGCCAATGGCGATCCCGAAGAGCATCGACGCCAGAAACAAGATCCGCCTCGCGCGGCTCTGTCCTTCAGGACGGGGTCGCGCGTTGCAGTTTCTCAACGAGTGCGCGACCGCTGGTCTGGACGTTGTGGTGCTTGAAGTCGAGCGCGACGACGAGAAGCAGTTGGAGCACTGGCGCAAGGGTCGTCGGTACGCAAACGGCAGGTGGTCGGTCGTCGGCAAGACGGCCACGAAGGCGATGACTGCGGCAGAGACGCCGCACGGCCGACGCGGACCTGACTATGACAAGGGCGCCTGCGCGTTCGACTTCGCGAAGTGTACGGGCGAGAAGACCGCCGACTGGTCCGATCCCGATTTCTTTCGGCGCTGCGGCGCGATTGGCGAGCGCATCGGGCTTGCGTGGGGTGGTAGGTTCGGAGAGTCGGCGCCAGGTAAGGGCGACGGTTGGGACGGGGGGCATCTGGAAGTGCCGGGCTGGAAGGAACGCCCGCTGCTCCCGAAGGAAGTCGCATGAGCGAGGCAGCAGCCCCGACGGAAGTCGGGCAGGAACCAGGTGAAGGCGTGGGCACGATCGCGGCGGGTGCGGAGGCAGCGGAGGACGCGAAGATTCTGGTGGCGATGAAGCGTTGGCTTCCGTCGGTCATCACGGGCGGCGGCCTGTTGGTCGGGATCATTTCGACCGGCGTGATGTTCTCGATGCGCCTCGATGCGCTGGAAAAGAGCGTCATCGAGATCAAGCAGGTCGGTTCGCCGCCCGTGCAGTTGCTCCAGTCGCGCATTGGCGCGATGGACGTGGCGGTAATCGCGGACCGTGCCGAACGGATCAAGGACCACGAACTGCTGCTCAAGATCGACCGGAAACTGTCGCTGCTGATCTGCAAGGGCGACGCAACCAAGTGTTCGGAGTGACCCGATGGACTTCGCCTCGCTGCTGATCGCTGCCGTCACCCCGTACGTGCGCGGGATCGTGTTCGTCGTGGGCGTGACGTGGGCGGCGGGGAAGTTCCTGCCACCGCTCAAGTTGGTCAACGGCAAGCGCAGCGACGGACAGAAGCTCGCGCTCATGGTGCTGGCGCTTGTCGCGGGGTTGCTCGCGGCGTTCGTCGGCATGGTGAACGAAGACGCCTCCGTGGCGCAGAAGGCGGGGGACGGGTTCATCGTGTGGGCGCTCGCCACCGCGAACCGTGACGCCGCGATGCGCACGCTCGGCATGTCGAAGAAGCGAGGCGAGAAATGACCCTCACGGAAGCCATCGCTGAGTTGCGCGTCCGGACCGACATCGTGAACAACGACGTCTGCACGGACGCCGATCTGACCTCGTTCCTGAATCTGTCCCAGCAGGAACTCTACGGCCTGCTGATCCAGACGTACGGGGCCGACTACGCGCTGTCGACGGCGTCGCTCGCGTACACAGGGTCCAGCAACACCGTCGCGCTGCCGACCGACTTCTTCAAGCTGCGCGGCGTGGACGTGCTGACGGGCGGGCAGTACGTGACGCTCAAGCCGTTCAACCTCGCGGAGCGGAACCTGCTGGCGAACATCCCGAACGCCATCGGGTCGCCGTGGTACTCGGTCCTGCGCTACCGCCTGTCCGGCAACAACCTCTGGATCGAGCCGCTGCCGCCCGCCTGCACGGTTCGCATCTACTACTCGCCCAAGCTCGCCGCGCTGTCGACCGGGACGGACACGCTGATCGGGTACAACGGGTGGGAGGAGTACACGATCGTGGACGCGGCGATCAAGGTCATGCAGAAGCAAGACCTCGACGTGAAGGTGTTTTTCGCGCAGAAGGGTGCGCTGATCCAGCGCCTCAACTCCGAAATGGAGAACCGCGACGCAGGATCGCCCGCGACCGTGACGGACACGACAGCAACCGGCAACCTCTCTGGCAGCGGCTACGGCAACTTCGGTGGCGGATGGTGGTACTGACCGATGGCCTTCAAGCCGCGCAAGTTCAGCCCGCTGCGAAAGCCGCCCGACGAGACGCTGTCTCAGTTGGGCGACCGGCTTGACCGCAACCTCGACGCGCTGACCGCTGTCATTGATCCGCTCTCCACGCAGGTCGCAAATGTCTCACAGCAGTCGGGCCTGACCGCTCTCTCCCCGTCGCCTGCCGGGTCGTACACGAATCTGGACGCGACGATCGACGTGTACGGTCGCGTGACGGCAGCGGCGAGCGGGACGGCGGGTGGGGCGTTCACCCGGCAGACGTTCTCTGCGGCGGGGACCGTCGGCGCGGGGAACCGCTACTGCGCAATCACGGCGTCGTTCAACGGCGCGATCACGCTGCCTGCGTCTCCGACTGCGGGCGACACGGTCGTCATCACGGACGAGGTGGGCGTCGGCAGTGGGTCCGCGAACGGGTCGTCCAGCGACCTGATCTACGTCGTCGTCGACAACACGGGCACGCAGAGCATCACCGCGCCGGGGCTCGCCACGTCGCGCACGCGCCTGCTCTTGTGGAAGAGGTACGGCGCGATCACGCTGGTGTCGGACGGCACGGGCGCGTGGCGGGCGACCGAGCGCGTCGGCTGGCACGTCGACCCGCGCTCGATCTCAGGACTGAAGTTCTGGTTCGACGCGCGGCGCGGAATCACGCTGAACAGCGCGACCGTCTCCGCATGGGCGGACCTCTCCGGCGGCGGCGTGAACCTGGCGCAAGCCACAGCGGGCAATCAGCCGACGTACCTCTATACGGGCAGCACGGACCCGATGATCTCGACGGACGAGAACTCGCTCTTCTTCGCCGCTTCAACGTCGAAGAGCATGTCCTCGTCTGCGACCCCTTCGTTTTCGTCCGGCGCTCTTGCCCTCGGCGGGACGTACGCGCGTAACTGGACCGAGACGGGCTTCTCGACCGACGAGCAACTCATCAAGTCGAGCGAGACGGCGACGCTGGGGTTCTGCTGGTTTCCTCGCCTGAACGGGGCGGTCGGCACGGGTGCCGCGAACGACTGGTACGTCCGAGGTGGCGGCACTGGCGCGAACCCGACACGCGGCGGCCCGAAGCGGTGGTCGTACGGGTGGCACCGGGTCAATGACACGGCGCTGCTCGGATCTTCGTCCTACCGATCGACCGTTCGCGGCGATGCGCAGTTCGGCCTCATGGCGACGAGCGGCACGCAGGCGACAGTCCCGTCGTTCACGCAGACCATCACGGTCGGGAACGGAACGCTGAATGGCTACGTCTACTGCCTATTCGGATTCGACGCGGCCGTTTCGATCACGGACGTAATCGAGATTGAAAACGCCCGCATGGAAGTCTGGCCGCAGTTCTGAGGTCTGCATGAGCACTGCCCACTTCCCCGACGCCGCGTCCGCCACCGCGTACCGCGACGCTTGCAACGCCGCCGAGGGCCTGCCGCGTCCGGGCGTCCCTGCTGCCCCGTACCCCTACGGCTGGACGCTGACGTGGGCGGACGTGTCTGAGCAGGACGGCGCGTTCCCGATCCCTGTGTGCGATGCTGTCCCCGTTCCCGACGGCGTGCCCGTCGTTCACGAAGAGGTGCTGTGATGCCGGTCACTCCGTTCATGTTTCTCGACCTGCCCACAGTCAGCGTCACGCCCGGAACCGATTGGGCCGAGGCCATCAACGTCGCCCTTGGTTCGGAAGGGACGGGCGTCTCCGGTCACGACCACACGTCCGGCAAGGGCGTGCCGATCCCGTCTGCGGGCTTCAACATCGACGCTGACCTCGACTTCCAGCAGTGGTCCGCGATCAACCTGGTGAGCAGCCAGTACGTCGATCAGACGGACGCCCTGAGCGGCACGAACCTGACGTACTTCCTGTCCGGCGACTTGTACGTGATCGACGGCAGCGGACGCAGCGTGCGGATCACGGAGAACGGGGCGATCAGCGCGGCGTCGTTCGGCGGCATCACGGGGCTTGTGTCGCCCGCGTCTGCGTCGTTCGCGACGGACACGTTCACTTGGCTCTACGACACGGGCAAGTACGCGCTCATGGCGAGCGGACCGCTCTTGCTGCGCCGCGACGGCGAGACGAATCCGCAAGCCATCCGCATCACGCCTCCAGCGTCGCTCGCGGCGGCGTACACGCTGACATTGCCGGGTGCGCTGCCCGCATCGAACGCGTACCTGTACGCGGACAACTCGGGCGCACTGGCGTTCGCGACCGCTGCGCTGTCGAACAGCGTGAACACTGCCGCCATTCAGGGAAGCGCCGTCAGCACCGCCAAGATCGCGGACGGCGCTGTATCGTCGGTCAAGATTGCCGCGTCTAGCGTCGTCACGTCGAAGATTGCTGACGCCAACGTCACGCGCGCCAAACTGGAGGCGGTTGGGCAGCAGGTCAGCAGCGGTGCGTCGTTCAACCTGACTACGCCCGCCACGTGGACTGACGTGACAGGCGTGACCGTGACGATCACCACGTCTGGGCGTCCGGTCGTGGTCAAGGCGTTGGCTTCGTCCACCAGTGCCGCAAGCCTGAGCGCGTACAACTTGTCCGGAGGCACGATCACTGCCGGGTGGCGTATCGCGGTCAGTGGGTCGACAACCGAGAACAGGGCCACGTTCCAGTTCGACATGGTGACTGGAGCGCCGACCGTTTACTTTTCCCCGTCGTCGGTTGAGGCGTTCTGCGTGTATGGAGCAGGGACGTACACGTTCCAACTCCAGACGTACCACACGCTGGGCAGCATCCTGAACGGGACGACGGTCACTTCCGCCGCCAACATGATCGCGTACGAACTGTGAGGTGATCCGTGGCGCTCCAGCAGAAGATCGTGCCGCTGAACTTCGCAGGCGGGTTAGACCGAAAAACCGATCGCTTCCAAACCGATCCGTCGTCGTTCCTGACGCTCCAGAACACGCTGATGGACGCGCCGGGCGCTGCGAACAAGCGCAACGGCTACCGTCGGCTGGGAAAGTACGTCGCCGGGACAAACAGCCGCGTCAGCGACGGCAAGGCACTCGCGACCCGCAACGACGAACTGATTTCCTTCGACGCGAACAACGCCTATTCGTACAGCGAGGCGTCGAACCAGTTGACCGACAAGGGGTCCGTGTCGAGCGTCTACACGACGCTCAAGCAGATCGACACGAACGCGTCGGCGTCCGACTACGACTTGAACGGCGCGACGCACTCTAGCGGCTTGCAGTGCTACGTGTTCGTGCGCGACACGACGACCGGGACGCAGACGTACGTCGCCGTGGTCGACACGGACAGCGGGCAGATCGTCCGCCCCCCGGAGGCGATCTTCACTGACGGGTGGCGTCCGAAGGTCATCGTCTACCGCAACTCGTTCCTCATCTACGTCGTGAACCGTCTCTCGGCGGTCATCAGCGTGGCGCGTCTCAGCGTGGCGCAACCACTCGCGGCGCTCTCGTTCACGCAGGTCACGGGCAACGCCGCAGACGTGGACTCGCTCGCGACGACGGCCGATTACCAGGCGTACGACGTGATCCGGGTGGACTCCGCGCAGGGCGGGCAGGACGCGATCTACCTCGTCTTCAACAATCGCGCGGCGGCGACCGGCACGTCGCTCTGGTGGTTCGACTCCGACTCGTTCACGTCGCCACAGACGAAGATCAACATCGCGTCTCAGGCGGCGCGTCGATGCACGGTAATCTTCGACGTATTCCGCGACGGACCCGCCATCGCTTTCTGGGACGGCACGACGCTGCGGTATCGCCTCTACAACGCGACGCTCGTCACGCTGCGCTCGTTCGGCAACATCGCGGCAGCGGGCACGCTGACTGCGCTGACCGGCGTCTCGATGTCGGAGACGTTTGTTGACCTGCGCTGGTACTACCGGCAGTCGGGCAGCACGCAGCCCATCTATGCCGCCCGTACGACCGACATGGTGGCGACCATCTCGATCGCGATGGGCATTCCGTTCAGCAACGGGTCGACCTCGACGGCGGTGCTGGCGCGCGGCGTGCGCCTCGCCAGCAAGGCGTGGGTCTACGAGGGCGTGCCGTACGTCGCTGTGACGCAGGAAAGTATCCTGCAATGCACCTACTTTGTGCTGGACGCTGAGACGGGTCGCGTGGTCGTTCGCGCACTGCCGGGCTACGGCGGGCTTCCGTCTGCTGGCGCGTCGTTTGGCACGGATGCGACCTACAACATGCCCGAAGTGTCTCAGGTCGGCGCGTCGAAGTTCCGGTTCGCGGCGGGCCAGATTCTCGGACTCGGCGGGGCGACCAGCGTCCTGTTTGTGCCGGTGAACGGCGCCATCCCGATCGGGGCTTCGTCGCTCACGCTCGACTTCAATGACGCGCAGCGGTCCTACCGGACGGCAGAGGCGGCGGGGTCGCTGCACCTGGGCGGCGGACTGCTCCAGATGTACGACGGACTCGGCTTTGTGGAGCACGGCTTCAACCTCTACCCGGAGGGACAGACGGCAACCGGCGCGTTGAGCGTGACCGGGCTTTCGGCAGGCAGCACGTACTCCTACCAGTACGTCGGCGTGTACGAGTGGAGCGACAACGCGGGGAACCTGCATCGCAGCGCACCCAGCGTGCCTGTGACCGTCACAAGCAGCGCCGTGATTGGCGGCGGCAACGTGGCGTCCATCACGTTCCCGACGCTGCGCCTCACGCAGAAGACGCCTGCCAACGGGCGCAGCGCGGTCATGCTCGCGGTCTATCGGACGGAGGACGCGGCGGCAGCAAGCGGCGGCACGCTCTTTTACCGACTGCCGTACACGACGACGAACATCAACGACACGTCTGTGGACAGCGTCACGATCACCGACTCGCGGTCCGACGCGAACCTGATTGCGGGCGCCCCGCTCTACACGACGGGCGACGTGGTCCCGAACCTCGCCTCGCCGCCGCCACTGGCGCTGGTCGCGCACAAGAATCGCCTGTGGGTCGTGGACTCCACGAACCCGCTCACGATCACGTACAGCAAGCAGTTGTCGCCCGGCGTGCCTGTGGAGTTCGGGCAGGACTTCACCGTCAACGTAAACCCACTCGGCGGCGACGTGACAGGACTCGCGTCGCTGGACGACAAGCTCATCATCTTCAAGCGCGGAATGATCTACTTCGCGACCGGAGACGGCCCGTCCGACACGGGTGTGGACGACGACATCTCCGCGCCCATCATGGTCACGTCCGACTCTGGGTGTATCAACCAGCGCAGCATCGGTACGACGCCCGACGGGATCATGTTTCAGTCGGACAAGGGCATCAAGTTGCTTACGCGCGCCCTTGCCGTGGTCGACATCGGCGCTCCCGTCAGCGGACTCGACGCGGGCGGATGCACCAGCACGGTTCAGATCGCGTCCAAGGATCAACTTCGCCTCTCGTTCGATGACCGGACCGTGCTGTGTTTCGACTACTTCGTCGGCCAGTGGTCGCAGTTCACGAACATCGCGGCGGTCGACTCGCTGGTATGGCAGGGCGAGCACGTCTACCTGCGCTCCGACGGCACCATGCTGATCGAGGACGCGACGACCAAAACGGACGACGGGTCATTTATCCCCCTCAAGATCAAGACGGCGTGGCTCCAGTTCGGCGGGATGCAGGGCTACCAACGCCTCTACCGGGTGCTTCTGCTCGGCGCCTACAAGTCGCCGCACACGCTTTACGTGGACGTGGCGTACGACTTCAATCCGACGATCGTTCAGACGCTCAGGATCACGCCGACGCCTGCCACGACATACGGCAGCGTCTCTCCGTACGGGTCGGAGAGCGTCTATGGCGGGGTGTTCGCGCCCTACCAGTGGCGCGTGAACCCGACCCGGCAGAAGTGCCAGTCGATCCAGTTGACCATCCGCGACGCCGAGGGGACCGACCCAGGCGCGTCCTGCACGCTCTCTGGTATGACGGCGGTCGTGGGCGTGATCCCCGGACCGAACCGGATGCCCGCAACGCAGTCGGTGGGCTAGGATCGCCCGCCAAAGAGGTGACACATGCCCGCCGCCCCGAACATCACGCCCGCTGGATTCGAGGACTTCAACCGCCGCAAGGAGTGGCACGAAGAGATCAACCCCTTCGCTGCCGCCTACCGTGGCGTCACGCCCCTCGCGACGGGCAGCAGCGCCGCGATGCGTCCGGAGGACTACGACTTCTTCCGGGCGATGCAGGAATCGCAGGCGCAGCAGAACGCGGCGCGGAGCGGCCAGCAGACGAACGCTGACGCGATCCTCGCCCGCGCGCTCGGGCAGGGCGGACCGTCGCTGGCCGAAATGCAGCTTCGCGACGCAACGGACCGACTGCTCAAGCAGCAGGCGGGCGCGATCGGGTCGCTGCGTGGGCAGAACCCGGCGCTCCAACAGCGGCAGATGCTCAACCAGTCGGCGAACTCGCAGCAGCAGATGGCGGGTCAGGCGGCGATGCTGCGTGCGCAGGAACAGCAAGCGGCGCAGGGGCTTGCGGCCAATGCCTTCGGGCAGATGCGCGGGCAGGATCAGGGCATGTTCGGCGTCGGCGCGCAGGGGCGTCAGGGGCAGAACGCGCTGAACGTCCAGTCGGACCTCGACGCCCAGCAGCAGAATCTCCAGCGCGAACTGGCGAACCAGCAGGCGATCCAGCGCAACCAAGCGATGCAGTACGGCGCAGACCAGTCGGCGGCGCAGCGCAACGTGAACATCGCGAGCGGTCTTGGGCAGGCGGCGATGGGCGTGGCGCAGATGGGGATGGGGATGCCTCCGCCCGCGTGGGACGGGGTGAGCGACCACGGGTTCACCAAGGCGTACAGCGGCGGCCAAGCGATGCCCGACGGGTCGCTGCGGCTCGCGGACGGCGGCATGATTCCGGGGCAGGCGATGGTGCCGGGCGACTCGCCGCGTAACGACGTGGTGCCGCTGATGGCAGCGCCGGGCGAAATCGTCATTCCGCGCACCAAGGCGACGCCGGACGGCGCGTACGACTTCGTGAAGGCGCTCAAGGAGCGCGACGGCGAGGACGACCGGATGGCGCGTATCTTCGAGTTGGAGCAGCGCCTGAACACGCTCAAGCGCGGCATGGCGTACGGCGGCGTCGTGCGCGGGCAGGGTCGCTGATGCACGCCACGGAACACGCCGATCGTTTCACGGTCGTCCTGCCGAACGGGCAGCCGATGGACGTGTCCAAGGCGGACCTGCGCCCGGAGACGCTGGCGGAACTGCGGTCGATGGTGGTGCCGGGGCTTGCGACCAAGGGCGACGTGTCGCAAGCGGAACTGGACGCGATCGAAGAGCAGGCGAAGGAACTGGAAGGTGCGTCGGCGCCCATGCCTTCCCCGTCGCCTCAGATGTCAGTGCTTGCGCAACTCGCGCAGGACGACATCGCAGCGCAGCAGTCGTCTCCGTCACTGCTCGTTGCTCCCGAAGTCAGCCAACCACTGCCCGCAGTTGTTGCTGGCCCAGCGGCGCAGGATGCGCTTCCGGCCATGCCCACTACCGCTCCGCGTCCAGCGTCGATGCTGAACTGGTCGAACTCGCTGCCCGACTCGCTGCCGGGCATCGGATTCCCTGTCGCGCCTGAGATGGTCAACATGACATCCGCGCTGCGCGAGCAACCGGACGCAGTGATCCTGACGCCAGCGCAGGCGAAGACTGCTGGCGAGCGAGTTGTTGACGCTCCGGTCGACGTGCCGCCGCCCGAGAAGGGCTTCGCTGCCCGTCAGAGCGCTCCTGCCGCGCCCGTCGCCCCTCCGGCTGACCCCGACGCCGAACTGAAGGCGCGCTTCAAGGCGTTCGCGAGCGGCGGGTCGCGCGGTGCGCCTCAGATCAGCGTGCGTGGTGTCGGAGAGCGCGCTGCCGCGCCGTTTGCGATGCCTGCGTCGTACGACGAGGCGATCAAGCAGCAGTACGACCTGAACGAGCGTAGCGCGAAGTTGCAGGCGGACACCGCTGCGGAGGTCGAGCGGCTTTCGACCGAGAAGGGCATCAAAGAGCAGCAGATGCTCGATCGCGACAATGCCCAGCGCGCGGAAGAGACGCGTCGCCTCGATCAGATGCGCGAGGAGGCGTTCAACGGGACGATCGACGTGAACCGCGCCTTCGACCGCATGGACGGCGGGCAGCGGGCGCTGTCGCTGATCGGCCTGCTTCTTGGCGGCATCGGCGCCGGAAACACGGGCGTCAACGCGGCGGTCGGCGTGATGGAGCGCATGATCGACCGCGACATCGACGCGCAGGCAAAGGACTTGGGGCGCAAGCAGACGGCGTACAGCAACGCGATCCAGCAGGGCTACCACGCGGAGCAGGCGCGGCAGCGGGCGCGACTGGAGGCGATGTCCGTGCTGCAAGGCTCAATCGACCGGGCGGCGATTAAGAACGGATCGGAGCGCGCGTTGCTGGCGGGTCAGGCAGCGAATGCAGCGCTCTCCGCGAAGGTCGCGACCGACACGATGGCGATGCAGGACAAGCACCTGGAGCGCCAGCAGCATTCGATCGACTCCGAATACGACCGCGAGTTCAAGAACGCGACGCTGCGGATGCAGGCAGAGAAGATGCGGCAGGACCGCGAGGCGGCGGCGTTGGCGGCGTTCGTGAAGATGAGCACGCCCGACCCGAAGATCGCTGCACTGGAACACGTACTGCCGGACAAGAGCGTTGTCGTCGCGTCGAACCCCACGTCGAAGGCGAAGTTGGAAATCATCCAGTCCGCGCATTCGGACATGCTGACGAAGATCGCAGAGGCGCGGAAGTTGCGGAAGGACTACGGCGGCGGAACGATCGTTCCGAACTCGAAGATCCTTCGCGCCACCGGGTTGCCCTCTGCCGTCTATGCGGACGAGGCGGCATCGCTCGCCGGTCAGATGGAACTTGCATGGCTTCGTGGCGAGGCCGCTGGTGCGTACGACGTGGGGTCAGGAAAGAAGGCGGTAGAGGTCATGCCGTCGGCCGCTGACCTTGGCGAGGAAGCGTTCCAGAACAAGATCGACCGGCTTGAAAGGCTCGCCAACGAGAAGTTCCGGGCAGGCATTGTCTCCCTCGTACGTCCCGCATCGGCACAGAGGTTCTAATGGCGTTCGTCAAGAACCGCGCTGGCGACGTAGTCGAGGTGTCGGACGACATCGCGAAGAATGCTGGCGTCTTCGGGTACACGCTTGCGTCCCCCGAAGAGATCGCCGCCATTCAGGCAGAAGCCGCGCGCAAGGCAGAGTTCTCGACGCTCGGGCAACAGGTCATCGGTGGCGCGGAAGCGCTCGCCAGCGGCGCGTCGCTCGGCTTCTCGACGCCGTTGCAGGTTGCGCTGGGTGCGGACCCGGAGCGGATCAAGGGGCGTCGGGAAGGGCTTGGCGGGCTCGGGACCGCGCTGGAGTTCACGGGCGCTGTCGCGCCGATTGTTCTGTCTGGTGGCCTCGCGACGCCCGAGGTCGCCGCTGGGCAGGTCGCCGGTCGCACTGCGTTGCAGACGGCAGCACGCGCGATGCCCACGGTGCGTCTCTCTGAGGCGGCGGCGGGTATTGGCGAGCGTGCGGCAACGGCACTGTTCGGGGAGCCGGCGGCGGGTGTCGCGCCTACGCTGGCGCAGTCGCTTGGTCGCGGCGCCGTGCAGAGCGGCGTCTCTGAACTGGTCGAAAGCGTTCCGTACGCTGCTGGTCAAGTGGCGACGGAAGCGGCGCTGGGTGATCTGGACCTGCTCTCCGAAGAAGCGGCGATGACCGTCGGCTTGGGGACGATTCTGGGCGGCGGGCTGGGCGCTGCCTTCGGCGCTGCCGGTGGCGGGCTTGGGCACGCGCTGCGCAAGTCGCAGGGCGCCGTCGACCGCACGATCGCTGCGTTTGAGAAGCGATACCCGGCATGGATTGCGGGGCAGGTCGGCGCCGATGTGGACATGTTGGAGCGCGGCTTTGCCCAGCGGCGTCGGCTTGCGGACGATCCGAACCTGAAGGCGGAAGACCTGATCGGGGAGCAGATTCCTGAGGTTGCTCCGGTCGCTCCGTTTGTGAAGGCAAAGCCGCCTGACGAGGCGATCTACGTCGAGGGGCCGGATGCGCCGACGCTGCCCGACCTGGAGCGCCCGCTGCCGTACGCGCCGCAGGACACGGTAACGGTCGCCGGTCGCCAGATGCAGAACCCGGTGCTGACCGACAAGCAGGAGTCGGTGTTCGCGAAGGACTTGTTTGAGTCGCTGCGCGAGACGCAGGCAGGGATGCGCGAACTGCAAGACCAGGTGAACCAGTCGCTCCGCGTCACTGAGCGTCGGCAGTTGCTCGATGGCGTGGTCGCTCCAGAGGTTGCCGAGCAGAAGGCGCTGGAGGCGGCGCAGATCATCGACGGGTTCGCAAAGTCTGGTCGCGCCGATGGTCCCGATTCGATCAGCGGGTCAAGCGTCCGACAGGCAGAGAACACGCGCGACGGCATCCTGCGCAACGCCTTCACGCCCGACACGCTGCCGATGTCGCTGCGTGGCGCTGCGGAGACAGGCGTCGACCAGGGCGGCACCGCTGGCGCGCGTCGCTCGCCCACCGAGGTCTACAACGCGATCGAGGACGCGATCCAGCAACTCCAGAAGGAGCGCGCGAACATCTCGATGGCGTCGCCGCAAGGGTCGGAGACGAAGCGGCGGCTGAACGCGACGATCGCGGCGCTGAAGGCGATCACGACCGACGAGTCCGCGTGGGGCGCTGCTGCCGTCCGCCAGAAGGCGATCAACGACAAGTGGGCGTCGCTGATTTCCGCCGAAGACGTGGCGATGAAGTTCATCGCGAACAAGGAGGGGCGTGGGTCGGCGGCGCGCTGGGTCATTGACGAGGACAAGGTTCGGGCGCTGGCGAAGAAGGCGCGTGCGGACGGCGATCCTGGTTCGATCCAGAAGGTCTACCGACTGCTCGATCGCTACAGCGCCTTCCGCGACGAAGTGCAGCAGACGGCGGACACGATCGGAGCGCAGACGAACCGCGAGACGATCGACTCTGCCGAAAAGCGTGCGCGCGAACTGTTCGCCGCCGAGAAGGAAGCGCGCGTCGTGGAGCGCGGCGAGCGCAAGCGCGTGTTCTCCAGCAAGCGCGAGCAGCAGCAGTGGAGTGAGTGGCAGAAGGCCAAGTCGACGTGGGAGTCACAGAAGCGCAAGGAGCGCGCTGCCGTCGAAGAGGCGCGCAAGTCTGCCGCCGCAGTCAAGATGGACGAGTTCAAGGAGAGCGAGGCGCTGCGCAAGGAGGCGATCAAGAAAGCAGAGGACGACGCTGCTATCGCCACGCGCGAACGGGCGCAGACGATCAAGGACGAGGCGAAGGCGTGGCGCGCTGGAGCCAAGTGGAACGGTTTTATGGACATCATCGGGGCGGGCGCCGTCGGCCAGAACCCGATCCTCGCGCCGTTTTTCGTCGCCTATCGGTTTGGTAAGTACCTCGGGTCGCCCGACAAGACGATGCGGGTGCTGAACGAACTGGAGCGCCAGTCGTTGAAGGCGCGCAAGGCAGTGGACGCGCTTGCGGAGCAGTTTGCTCGCGGTGAGCGTGTCCGTGCCGTCCGTGCCGCGTCGTCTCTGGCGATGTCGGAGGCGGCGATCGACTCGATCGTGAACGACCCTGAGTCAGCCGTGGACGTGCTTGCCGGGTCGACCGCTGAACTGCGCGACTTCGCCCCGGAGACGGCGCAGCGGGTCGAGGGCACGATCATCAACGCGGCGCAGTACCTCGCCTCGATCCGCCCTAAGCCGTCCAGCGGTCCGATGGGCACGACGATCCCGCCGTCCGCCGCTTCCGTGGCGCAGTACGAGTCGACCAAGGCCGTCGTGGAGCATCCGCTGGACGCCTACGTGCTCGCGTCGGAGGGGCGTCTCATGCCTCGCCACGTCGCGGCGCTGGAACAGGTGTGGCCGAAGATGCTGTCGCAACTGCGGGTCGCCACGCTGGACGCCCTTATCTCTGTCCGTACCGAAGGGAAGACGCCTTCCTTCCGCGTGCTCCAGCAGGCGAGCGTGATCTTCGGACAGGACTTGACGCAGACGGTCGCCAGCGGCCCCGCAAACCAGCGTACGATGAACGAGAAGCCGCAGCAGGCGCAGGCAAGCCCTGCCCGTGCGGACAAGGTCACGCAAGCCCAACGCTCACAGACGCCCTGGGCGTCGGAAGGCAACTGACGCCATGAATATCCTGATCGTCAACAACGCACTCGATGCCGTCGATCCCAGCGCCACGCAGACCAGTCCGACCATCTCGACGCAGGGCGTCAACCAGGTGTCGCTCCACGCGATCCTTGCCGGTACGTCCAGTACGGCGGTCGACGTCGGGTTTCAAATGAGCAACGAGGAGACGCCCACGAACTTCGTGGCGCTCACCAGCGGCAGTGTGTCGTTCACGTCGAACGGGCAGAAGATGCTACGGGTCGACGTGGCCACGCGCTGGCTGCAGGTCGTCAGCACGAACACCGCCGGGACCACGGGCGGCACGCTGACGGTTCACGTCTGCGGCAACGGGCCGAACTAGTCTTCGATCACTTCGACGCTGCCGATCGACGCCCACGGGACGAGCACGGTCACGGTACGCTTGGTCGTGCCGATGCCGATGCTCGTCTTGATCCCGACGCCGACGCCTTGCACGAAGTAGAGTTCGTCGGCGCGCTTCTCGTTGCCGACCTCCGGAATGCTGTGCTTGCGCGCGTAGGCGCCGTCGATCACCTGGAACGTCGCCGTGGGCAGGTTCAGCGGAACGCCGGGCGGGAAGCGCACGATGACCGGGCGACCGCTGATCTTCCGGGGTTCAGGGCTGGGCGAGTTCTTCGTCGGTTCGGCCATCGGGCGTCTCTTTGGCAAGCTGGTGAAGCTCGCGGTCAAGGTGGGCGATCTGCTGCGCCAACTGGCGCATTTCGTTGGCAAGGCATTCGTGCATGAAGGACTTGATGCCGAGTCGGTTCACCAGTGCGAGGCGCTTCTCCGCAAGGTGCTGCGCGACGGGATTCTCGATGCTCATGGGACTCCGAAGGGGTCGTAGAGGACGCCAGCCATCTTCAACTGCCACAGGTTCTCGCCCATCTTGGTCAGGTGGGTGAGGCGTTCTGGGGCGGACGGAAAGGCGTCGTGAACGAGTTGGTGCGCGACGCCCATTTTGCGCCACGCCTCCTTCGTCCAGAGGTAGTGCAGGGTCGTGGGCGACGCAACGATGAAGCCGAACGCCGTCAGCGGGTCGCCGGGCGGACGCGCCATGAGTACGCGCACGCTGGGCGCCGCGATGATCCGCTCGATGCGGGCAGGCATCCCGGCGTCGTAGGAGGCGTTTCCGACCCAGTCCATCGCAGCCGACTTGCGGTACGAGCGCATCCACGACTTGCGGACGAGGTTCAGGTCTGCGTCGGTGGCGCTGTCGATCTGGACTTCCAGCAAGGGTCGGCTCCGTTGGTCGCGACGGACGGGGGCGGACTGTACCCCATCTTGCGGGGAATGCTAGGGTGCGTCGCGATGCAGACGCTCCAGTACCCCATTTTCGATCGCGTCACGGCAGACACCCCGCAAACGTCGGGCGTGATTTCGACGCGCGTTCTGTCGTCCGCGTCCTTCGTGGCGAAGGTGTCGGGCGGCGTCGGAATCACGGGGTCCGCTTACTTCGAGGTGTCGAACGAGAAGATCGCCCCGTCAGCGGACGGCGATTGGGCACCGATGCCCAGCGGGTCCGTGTCGGTGGTCGGGAGCGTGACTGAGGCGCTACCTCCGGTCGCGATGTCCTATCAGTGGGCGCGCATCCTCTGGTTGCCGTCAGCGGGCACGGGCGGGACGATTTCGATCGACATGATGGCGCAGTCCGGGCCGTCTCCGTCCGCCTCTTCCGAGACGACGGGCGGCGCCCCGATCGACGCGCAGTACGTCACGCTGTCCGCGAACTCGACGCTGACGAACGAGCGCGTGCTGACGGCGGGCGACGGCGTATCGCTGACGGACGGCGGACCTGGGACGGCCATCACGGTCGCGACTGCGGTTCTGGCCCCGTCGCCTGCTGGGACCTATACGAACCCGACGGTGACGGTCGACTCTCGCGGTCGGGTGACGACGGCATCCTCCGGGTCAGCGATCAACTCCACGACGGCGACCGTGAACTTCGGCACGACCGATCAGCAGGAAGCCAGCGTCACGGTGGCGGCGGCATGGGTTGGGGCGTCAACGGCGCTGGTGGTCAGCCCCTTGGCGACAGCAACGGCAGAGCACGACCCGGACGACTACGCGGCGGAAGGCGTCACCGCGTCCATCCAGAACGTCGTAGCGGGCGTCGGCTTCGACGTGACCGCATCGGCGCCCAACGGCAGTTTCGGGCGCTTCAACTTCAACGTCATCGGCATCGGGTAGGAGCGCGTCATGGCAGTCAAGATTCAGGGCGGATCGAGCACCGCTGGACAGGCGAACGTCACGTCCACGTACGACCTTCAGGTCGCGACCTCGCAGACGCTCACGCAGGTCGGTGGGTCCGTTGCGGTCGCGCAGGTTGACGCGGGGACCGTGACGGGGACGCGCAACGTCCGAGCGCTCGACATCTCCGACGACTACCGCGCTCGCGTCGGCGTCGACCAGCCAGTGTTCCGTGACATCTTCGCCTACGCCACCGTGAACTCGACGCGGTACTCGGTCATCACCGCGACTGCGACCGCCGCATTCTCCGGGCGCAAATGGACACTGAACGGCGGTAGCAGCGTCACAACGGGGCAGTCGGCACAGGTATCGACCCGCGCCAACTTCCAGTTCAGCCAGTCGTACCCGGTCTACGCCGAAATCTGGGCAGCGATCCCGAACGCTCCGCAGTCAAACACGGTACTGGAGTGGGGTTTCGGATATGCGTCCGCCACCAGCGTTCCGACAGACGGTGTTTTCTTTCGCTACGCCAGCGGCGGCGAGATTCGCGGCGTCATCAACGTCGCGGGCGCCGAAGTCCAGACGGACCCGTTCACGAATCAACCGGGCGGCATCGGCTACGTCGCGGGCAAGCAGCACCACTGGCTCATCATCGCGGACGCCGATCAGGTCGAGTTCTGGCAGGACGACGTGCAGTTGGCGACGATCCAGCGTCCGACGACGGAAGGCGGCACGTCTGCGTCGCTGTCGCTGCCGATGTTCGCGCGCTTCTACAACTCCGCAGGCGCGTCTGCCGCGCAGCAACTCGCGCTGACCGGGTGGAGCGCGTACACGGGCGACGCCACGAACCAGAAGGAGCCCAGCCACGTCGCGGCGATCAACGGTCACAGCGTCACGAACCTGCCCGACTTCGGCAGCAACGCGGGGCAGACGGCAAACTACGCGAACACGGCGGCGCCCGCGTCCCTGACGCTCTCCAACACCACGTCGACCAACGGCGTGAACGTGCTGGGCGGACAGTGGCAGTTCGCTGCCGTGGGCGGGGCTGAGACTGACTACATGGTCTTCGCGTTCCAGAACCCGGCAGGCAGCGCGACCGTTCCTGGCAAGAACCTGATGGTGAACGGCGTCACGATCCACTCGTACAACACGGGCGCGGCCTCCGCGACGACGCCGACGCTGCTCCAGTGGGGCCTCGGATTCGGCAGCACCGCCGTGTCGCTCGCCACCGCCGACTCGCTCACGACGGGCGCGCAGGGGCCTCGACGCATCACAGTTGGTGTCCAGTCGTTTCCGGTCGGCACCCCTGTGGGTGGCGTTCCTGACCGGCAGATCGACTTCCGCATGGCATCACCCGCGTGCGTTCCGCCTGGCGGGTTCCTGCACCTGATCCTGAAGATGCCGGTCGGGACTGCCACCGCGTCACAGGTCATTCGCGGCATCGCAGCGTTTGATGCCTTCTATGAGGTGACGTGATGGCGGACGAGGCGCTGATCGACCCGGTGGCACTCTCTGGTGGACCGCTGGGCGGCGAGGTCGTGGAGTGGCCGAAGGCGTCGGTCATTTCCCGGATGGCGACGTGGTTCGGGGCAGAGGACAAGTCGGTGCTGCGGGAGTTCGACGTGGACGGCGTGCAGTACGTCTACCGGCGCGAGGGTGACGCGGCGCTCTTCTGCGGGACGGATCTGCCGTGAGCACGCTGATCGCGGTCGCTCTGGGAATCATCGGTCTGGTCGTCGCCGCGCTGGGCTACCGGCAGGGAACCGCATCGGAGCGGGAGCGGTCGCGCAAGCTCGCGGAGTCGACGGAGCGCGCCCGTCGGGAACAGGCAGCGAAGGACGCGGGCGTCGCCATGAAGGAGTCCGCCGCCCAGCGTGACCGGGAACTGCGTCGTCCGGCGACCGACTTCCTGACTGAGGAAGCCCGGAAGGGCGGCAAGCCGTAGGACCACAACCGGCGCGTGTCGCGCCACGGAGCACGACCATGACGTTCGGAGAAGCGATCGAGGCGGCGAAGTCGGGCAAGCGAATCCAGCGCGCCGGGTGGAACGGCAAGCACATGTGGGTCGCCTATACACCGGGGTCGGTCATCCCGACATCGCTGGCGCGTGCCGGTGCGGCAGACCTGCTGGCGAAGGAGTTGGAGTCGCTGCTGCAACCGGGCGAGTCCACGACGATCAAGATCAATGGGCACTTCGACATGCGCGCCGCCGACGGTTCGCTGGTCGTGGGATGGCTTGCCTCGCAGACCGACATCGCCGCCGATGACTGGTCCGTCGTGACCGCCTTCGCGCCCTACGTCACCGGGAATGCGACGCCCGCCGCGCTGCCAGCGTGAGGGCGCTCTGCTTCGCCGTGGCGCTCTCCCTCGCCCTGCCCGCCCGTGCGGAGCCGACGGCTTCCGAATGCGCTGTAGCGCCTCCGCTGACCGCTGGCGTGCCCCCGTCTCCGCTGACCTACGCCTGCCTGCAATCGCGGGTCGCCCGGTTGAAGCAGGACGCGGCGGACGCTGAGGCGCGTCGGGTCGAGGCGGCGGTCGGACTGGCGGCTTGCGAGGCGACCAGCGCCATCACCTGCCCGAAAGCCGAAGTCCCGATCGTCCCCTACTTGGCGGGCGTCGGGACCGGCGTCGTTCTGGCGATCGTTGCGGCGGCGCTGACGGTCGCGTTGACGCGCTGAACTCAGGGCGCACCTGTTCATTGAAGAGCAAGGTACTTGCTCTTGCCAGTGCCCTTGCCTTGCCGTGCTCGTTCCTGAGTCACGAATCTCGGAAAGCATGAGATCCATCGAGGACGTCTCTTCAGTCCTCGATGCCCCGTCCGGGAGGACCCGCCTATCGGGGCGGACTCCCGATGCCTCACCGGCGAGGTGCCCGTACTGCGAGGGACGAGCAAGTACGGCAGAACAAGACGAAAGAAGCGTACACCCAGTTTCGCAGAAATCGTCATCGGGCAGCATCCCTGATTACTCTATTGCGTGACGTATCTGTTCCTGATCCAGCACGCTTTCCTGTGTGCTGCGATGACCATTCGGCAAAACAGCGCCGCACGATTTTTCTTGACACGTTTTCGTCAGGCTCCGGTCAACAGGTTCGCGTACACGCCCATGTGCATCCGGCGACGCCGAACGCGACCGGCGACGATGCTGTCCACGATGCGCTCCACGTCATCCGGTTCCCGTCCGAAACCGGTGCTGATGACCTCGCCGTACAGCGTCAGCGCCCATCGGAGGCGACTGCCGCGCGGTTCAATGACCGCTCGGAACCCTGAGGTTCCGTAGTCATTCCGCGCCGATCCGTCTTCGTATCGCTCCCATCCATCGGGCGGCTTCGGTCGACGCGGCATCACTTCCCTCGTTTGTACGCCGCCGTGATGGCGTCGCGCTCTGCCTTGGACATGTCCGCCCAGAGTTTCGGCTTGCTCGACGCCCGGTCCGGGTCCAGCGCCTCGGTCAGTCGGTTCGCGACCGGTTCGTAGATCACGTCGATCAACTTCGACTTGCCGCGCATCTTCTTCGGGTTGCGGCGGGGCATTACTTGGACTCCGTCTGCTTGCGTGTGCGGTCTATTGCGCACGTCTCGGAGAGGTAGAACTCAACAACCGAACGCTGCATCACCGCCGCGATTGACCCGTCGGCATTGCGCAGAACGACGATTTCCGGTCTGCTGCCAGCGTGCAGGCTGACCTGCCCGACGACGGGAAAGCGAACTACGTCGCCATCCTGCCAGATCGCGTCGCTCACCAGTGCCTCCCGTCGCGCCGCATCACGTCCGCCACGGCGCGCTTGAAGGCGTCTTCCTTGCGGTCGCGCGGCGCGTGGCGCGGCATCTCAGGGCGCCGCGTCGGGCGCGCTTCCTGCGACACCTTCCGCGCCGGGTAGCCGTCTGCGATCAGCGACGCCACCTTCGCGTCCGCCTCGGCTTCCGTCAGCGAGTGGGCGACCGTGTTCCAGGTCGAACCCTTCGGACTCAGTTGCATCACGTTGTAGGTCACTGTGCTCTCCAGAGGTTGTTCTCTTCCGCCCACCACTTGCACTCGCCCTCGTCGCGCCAAGGGATCACGTTGCCCGCGAGCGGTTCGATCACCTCGCCGTCGGGCGTGGTCCCTTCGATCCGCAGCGGGTCGCGCCGGAGACGATAGACCGTCCCGTCGCTCCCCGTCGCCGCGAGTCCGTCGCGCATCTTCGACCACTTCACCACAGCACCTTCCGGCGAACCGTTGCCCTGACTTCGCTGGGCGCATCCGAAGGGACCGATGCCGGATACAGCGCAGCAAGGCGAAAATACTCAGTCATGATGCGCTTCGTCTCCGCGCAGTGCCCACAGTTCTCGCACGGGTTGCGGCGACTCAGCGGGCACTGAAAGAAGCGCAGGTCCGCCGACAGTCGCCCCATCGCCCGCGCCGCAACCTCGTCAGGCGTCACAGGGCACCTCGCCCTTCGGCAGGATCATCACGCGCGTCCCGCGACTCTTCGCGTCGTCCGCAAGCGCGCACAACTCAGCGGCGTCGCGCGAAACCAGCGCAGGCGTCCAGCACGCGCGCGAATGGACCCAGAGAACGAACTTCATTGGCTACTCCTCGGCAGGCAGGTCGCGAGAGTGCGCCGATTCTTGACGGCTGTCAAGCGCGACCTTGAACTGCGTCGTTTTCGGCCCTGAAAACGAGGTCTTCACGACGCGCTCTGCGAACGAGTGCCCGCGCTTCCGCAGCGCCGCAAGCCGGTTGTGCGCCGACTGCTCCGTGATCCCCAGCGCCTTCGCCAGCGACGCCATCGAGTGCCAGGCGGAGAGCGCGTCCAGCGTCGCGCGCAGGTCGACTTCGGTCTTCTCTGCCCTCGTCATTCGCCGTCCCCCAGCGCCGCGAGCGTGTCGCGGCAGAGCTTGCGCAGGGCGTCCTCGGCGGCGCGCTTGGCGTCGTCCAGTGATCCGGCCACGCCTTCCGCGTCATGCTCCGGGAAGTGCGCGCAGAAGACGCCGCAGACGCGCCACTCCCACTCCGCGTGGGCGATGCGGCGGACGTACATCGACCCCGCCGTCAGGTCGCGCAAGGCGGCGCCCGCGATCAGGTCGACCCACCCCGTATCCCTGACGATCACGGCGCCTCCTTCGCCGCGCTCAGGGCGGCGGACAGCGGCATCCGCGTCTCAAGGAACATGCGGTCCGTCCCGACAACGCGCTCGATCGTAGCCACGCCGCCATGATACCGGACGCACACGTCGCGCGTCCCGTCGCCCGGCGACTCCAGCGACACCCAGAGCGTCCTGTTGTCCAGCGAATCGACCCACGCCTTCGGAATCGCCCGCGCCTCCAGGTCCGCGATGGTCGCCGCGTCGATGATCCGGTCGGCGTGCATCAGCGCCCGATCGCGGTTCAGCGCCGCGACCTGCTGCGTGAGTCGGTCGACCTCCGCGAGCGCGGCACGGATCGCGGCGGCGTTGAACTTCATCTCGTCCGCTTGCTGCGACCGCACCCCCCGCGACCAGAGCGCGGCGCCATGCTCGTAGTGAGCCGCCAGTCCCTCCAGCGTCTTCCTCTCGTCACTCGTCATCGGTCGCCTCCGTCCAGTGCAACGCCGTCGTCCAGTGTGACAAGCCAGTGATCCAGCGGGAACCCGTCGTGCGTGACCGGCCACAGTAGGCTCTCCCGGCCGTTCCAATGCGCCGCCAACCAGAGACAGTCGGTATACCGCTCCACCCAGAAGCCGAGTCGCATCGCGTACCCCCAATCGCGCATCGTGCGTCGCACGTCAGCGTCCATCGGTCTCCTCCTTCGCCAGCGCCAGCACGGCGTCGCGGATCGCGGCGCCCACGGTGTCGATGATCTCGTGCGCGAACGCCTCTGCCGTCGCGGGCGAGAGCGCGGCGGGCACCTTCAGTTCGAGTTCTCGCTCGCGTTCGAGCGTCCAGAGCGCCGCCAGGAGCGCGTGCTGACGGGCGTCGTGCTCGATCCGGCGCACCGTCTCAGCGTCCATCGGATGCCTCGGATGCCAGCGCCACGATCTCGTCCACGAACTCCGCAACGCTCGCGTTTTCAGCGCCGCAGTCGCCACAGAATGACAGGCCGTGGTCCCACCACGGGCGGACCGGCAGCATCGCCGCCGCCAACAGCCCGTGCTGCCGCCCGCGCGCCTCGGCGTTCTCAAGCGCCCGGTCAAGCCGCTGCACGTCGTCCGCCAGCGACATCGTGCCGTCGAGCGGGACTAGGTCCAGCAGTCGCGCCCGGATGCGATGCAGGCGGTTCGTGTCGCTGGACGTGGCGCGGAACTCGGGGGCGTCGATCCCGTCCGCGTACGCGTCGAGGGCGACGGCGGCGCGGTCGTGGTGAACGGCATCGGCCAGCGCGATCTCGCCAGTCCAGTCGGGGGACTCCGTCCCGTCCGCGTGGAGTTCGCTTGCTTTCCTTGCGTGCCACGCCGCCGACTCGCGCGCCTCTGCTGCGGTCATCGCCCACCCCCGCGACCGGCGGCGAGCGCGTCCTGAATCGCCGTGTAGACCTCGTAGCGGGTTGCTGGCGTCGGTCCGTGCTGCCGTCGGGCGATCGACTGCTCCATCGCGACCAGCGCAGCTTCCGCGTCGAACGGCGTCGTCGTCGCGGGCGCGGGCAGGGCGCGGATGCGATCGGCGATCGTGTCCGCAAGCGAGAGCAACGTGAACGACGCGAACCGCCCCTCGTTCAGCGTCTTCTTCGCGACCCGCGCCGCGTCCTCCCGCATGGCGACGACCTGGCCCTCGGCGGCGCGGAGGGCGACCTGAAGCCCCGCGATGACCTGCGCCTCCGGGGAATCGGGGCGGAACTCAGTCCAGAAGCGGGCCACTTCGGTCAGTTCGGCGGTCGTCATCGGGTGCTCCCTGCGCGCGTGTTCCAGCGGCGGATGGCTTCGTTTTGGTTGCGAATCTCGACGGCAACGATCGTGGCAGGGCACGTCACGCGAGGGCAGTAGACGCCACGATCTTCAACAACCGCCGCCGCCCCGCAGAACGGACACGGCAGCGGCTTCTCGGTCGGCATCACTTCACCCCTGCGCGCGTGGCGCGCTTCTTCGGCTCGGCGGGGACGTACTTCACGACGCGGAACTTCTCCTCGGGCCACCGGGCGCGATATCCCCGCTGCGAGAACCACGCGCCCCTCCGAGTGACGTCGGCCAGCATCGCGACCCAGCGCCCGTCCTGCACTCGCGACTCCACGACCCAGACAGCGCGCATCACTCCCCACCCTTCTTCGCCAGCCGCGCGGCGTTGTGCGCGTTCTTCGGTGCGAACCCAGCCCGCACGCCCGTGCCGTCGCACGTGGCGCAGTCGTTCCCGCTCGCCGTGAACGTGGTCCCGTTGCAGTCCGGGCAGTCGCGCGTCTCGCCCTCCGCGTCCGGCTCCCCGAACGCCAGCCCCGGCACCGCAGCGGGCGCGGTGACCAGCGCCCGGCGCAGCATCGCGGACACGGACGGCCACGTGGGTCCCCCGACCGCCTTCATGAGCGCCCGCTGCCACGCCTTCCACTCCTCGTAGGCGTTTCCGGCGGCCAACGCGGCTTCGTACGCCTTCCGCAGCGCGTCAAGCTCGTCCAAGCCCTCGATCGTCAGGTCAGCCACGGTCGTCCTCCTTCGTGTCAGCGGGCGTCGGCGCGGGCGCGGCGGACAGGGCAGCAATGACTTCGGCGCGGCTGACCCAGCGCCCCGCCGGATCGCGGGTCATCGGGACAGCGTCAAGCAACTTCCCCTCGTAGCGCGGCAGCGCCTCGACCTGCGCCCGCAGCGCCTCGACCTCCTGCCGCGCGGCGGCGAGGTCGGACTCGGCCTTCTCAGCGCGGGCGGTCTGCTTCGACCAGCATCCGGTGCAGACGCGGACGCCTGCATAGTTCTCGCAGTCGTCGCACTTCTCAGTGCGGGCGGTTGCAAGGTCGGCTTTCAGCGCGTCGATCTCGCGCCCCCACGCAGCGGTCTGCTGACCGAAGTCCGCCTTGGCGTCGATCCAGTCGCGTTCCGCCGCCTCCGCCCGCGCGAGCGCCGCCGCGAGCGCCGCCCTTGCTTCGTCGCGCTCCTCGTACGCGCCCTTCGCGATGTCCAGCGCCGCGAGACGGCCCTCTTC